CTCATTGCTGAAATACATTTCCCACTTTTCTTTGAAATCCGACAACTTCTCGTCTGGAACTCCGCAATATCCAAAAATCTGTTCCATTTCATCACATGACACGGTTACCATCTCCGGGATGTCTTTCTTCTGTTCTCTTATTTCATGCAAAGATTCAACCAGACTTTCCGCGAAATTGAATGTTATATTTCCTTCGAAATTGTCCATGATAAAATCTGAAAAGACATTGATCTCGTTTCCGGGTATACGTGGAATTGGTGTGCCAAGAACATTTTCGATGAAGTCAGGATGAATATTCTTTATGTTTTTGTTGAAATACAAGGTTCCATGAATATCAGTGCTTCTGTCATTGAATACAGGGAATAAGAATCCTGTTTCTGGTCTTGAGACTACCCAATCACGAATTCTGTCTTTGATGTTATTTTCAGCCACATCATAGCTAAGCCCAGCCTTTGAAAGATTTACTGGACAAATGCTGCACAGAATGTGTTCATAAATTTCTTCTGATGCATCGTGCATTTCGGTTCCATCAGAAGCTTTTCCGGGAATGTCATATACTGCATGAATGAGAACTATGTAGTAATTTTCGTGATAATCGTAATTTTCAATCACTTTGTCGTAGAACTCGTCCAAAAGCTCATCATCTTTAAGCTTACTTGCTCTGATCTGCATAAGAAATTCTTGTGTTCCACCCTCTTTTTCCTGTGATAATGGAAAATCAAGGCTCATAAGGTTTTTTCCAAGTCTGCCAGACATGGTTTTCTTGAAAATGTCAAAATACTTAAACATTTCTTCCTCTGGAAGAGACAGGAATGCTTCTTTAATTTTGGTTTTCTTGTTCTTTTCTGCGTCCACATAACAACCACAAATGCGTGTGATTGTGCAATTGGCTGGAGTAAACTGTTTCTTAATTTCTGCGATTTCTTTCTTATTCATTCTTTTCCATCCTTTCTGCTTCTCTCGCCTGTTTCTTCTCAATCCACTTATTAATTTTCTCATCGGATATCATATACATCAGCTTCAACATTTCAACGCAAATAAGTACGTCTGCAATTTCCTCTTCCATGTTGTTTCTGTCGATTTTTCCACGCTTTGCCTTGCTAATTGCCTGGATCAGTTCCGCACATTCTTCCATGCAGACGGTGCTTTGATTGTCTTGTTTGTAATGGTGAATGCTTTTCATAATAATTTCTTTATCAATATTGTGTACTATTTGCATCTCTACTTTTGAGCTAGTGTGACGCACACCGCAATGATCATCATCGTCAATCAGCTGTCCTGTGCGGTCGCATAAGCCGTTGTCATTGTCTTTGCATGTTCTGCAGGTTTTGTTTGCTTCCATAAGTCGCCTCTCAGTCTGTTTTTACGTTAAAATAGCATTCCTCAAACTTATCAAGAAACGCATTTCTTGCATCTTTATAGCCCTCGACATATGCCTCTAGTTCTTCCAAGTTCATAGGTCTGGATGGTAATACAGCAACATTGTCTATTTCATCATAGATATACTCTTTTTCACCTTTTGTCATTCCTTACCCCCTCCAACTGTTTTACTGCTTTTCTATAATCTCTATTCGCTGACCGGAACATCATCAAGAGCATTTCAGACACAGGCCTTGTCCTGTTCCTGCGCTTAGCCTTTTTGATGCATGTAAGCTCATTACCTTCTGGAACATATATCCCTACATCATGTGGAATTACCAGTGATATTGTCGCACATACTATTTCTGGCAGAATCAGATAATTGTAATCGCCAATGAAATTTAACCCGTGTCCAGATCGGAAGTCTTCAACAGACGACTTAATTTCATAGCAATAGAAATCGCCTTTTTCTATCCCGGACACGCTGTTATTTGCTGGCACGAACCGCATATAATCCACTCTTACGGCATGATCTGTCGAATAATCAAATGTAACTTCCTTAGCCCAATAAATACGTGGATCATTGTGAGGATTTATTTTCTTTTCCAGCATGGCAGATAATTCTGTTGTAATCTCAGGTCTTGTCATTTTGTGACTCCTCCAGCTTCTTCTCAGCTTCCTCGTGGGTGAGAAATACTATTCTTCCAATATCTTCTAAACGGTAGCAACTTTCTCCCATATCTTCTTTGCCTATTGCGTCAAACCTTACAGCACGTTCATTTTTGTAACAAAGAAAATGAATTTCTGAAACAGTCATCGGAATAATCGGTTGCTTGGCTCCGGCATCCACTCTATAAACCGTATCTCCAACCTTACACGTCAACCTCACAAGCAACCCCTGTTCTTCTAAGTCTTCATAATCAGCAAGTTTTTTCAATACTGCCCTTATATCATCATTTGTCATTTCTGTTGGAATCGTATCTTCATATTTCCCATTTGTATACACAATCAAGTCATCCTTTTGCAGTCTTTTTATTCTTTCTGTTAATCTCTCCATCTGCTTCACCTCTTCCATCTGACTTTCTATAGTATCTGCAAGTAATAACATTGATTCAATAACTTTATCTGTTAATGACATTCTGTTTTTGTTATTCGCAAAATACTTAACGCGGGCTATTGCTTCCTTGATTTTTTCTTCATCTTCAATGATTTCAGATGCTTCATACAATGCCTTTTCATCGTCTCTGTAAGTAACGATCTTGCTGTTGCGAAAAATCAATATGTTTGGAAATGGAATTTCGATAGGGTTTAAATGGTTTTCTATTGCCCATGTGAATCCCTGAAGCTTTGCCATTTTCAGAACACTCAAATATTCTTCCTGCGTCTTTACAAACACGCTTTTCCCAGTTAAATTAATCATCAGAATCCCCTCCTCCTGTAATCGCATCAATGCAATCGTTCCAACCAATCTTGTAACTAGGCATTTTCCCATTGTTTTGAAAATACTCTCTTCCGTACACTCCTGTTAATTTCATTTTCTCCGGCAGTGGTTTCAACGGACACCAATCTGGCTTTGCGCTTAAGTCTTCGATATATCTACAATTTATTTTACAAAAAGAATGGAATATTCCACCGTGTAAAACACATGATTCACAATCTTCTGGCGTATCCATTGCTAATACTGATTTACTCATTCCGTCACCTCCATTCCTAAATCAAATAATGTTAATTGTGATCTGAACTCGTTCAACCGTTTTTGAGCTGAATCGTAATAATCTTTATTGATTTCATAACCAACATATTCCAGACCGTATTCCTCATATGCAATCAGTGAGCTTGCACTCCCCACATGGGTATCAAGAATCTTCATTCCTTTCTGCAGATATTTATGACATATCCAACGATATAAATTTACAGGCTTTTGAGTTGGGTGGATTCGCTTTTCATTCAGTTTTTTGTTGCCCTGCTGTATTGTTCCTTCAATTATTGATTTTCCTTGAAACATTCCTCTCCACATATAGCGAAAAATGTCAACCCTTCTTGTAAGACTGCAGTAAGCGACTTCTGCGTCTGATTGATCTGAACCATCATTGCATTTATCCCAGATTATCAAGCCACCTGCCATTGTGTAGTCAAAGTAATTACATCCCCAGATAATCTGATTCTTTGATACTCTGAACAGCTGTTTAAAATACTCTCGATCTGGCGGTTTATTATCCCAACCATAATTCTTATAGCCGCCATCAGGAACATAAATAGAACTTCCATTTTTCTGCTTTACATATTTGCTCCGGTTTTTACCACCATGCTCCTTGATTCCATATGGCGGGTCCACAATTGCTACATCAAAATAATTATCTGAGAAGTTTGGAAGGAATTTCATACAGTCGCCAAAGATAAAATCTCTCTGCATCGTCATCGTGTTTCCCCCTGTAATAATTCTTTATTGTCGAAAATGTTCCCGGCAGATTCAACCTTTCTGCACCAATAACCCAGTTCTTTTCGGTAAAATGTCTCTTCTGGAAAATCAACATAAAATCCAAAATTATAGTTTCCGTAATCAAAACTCGAACAATACATTCCAAATTTTACCGGGGCATATTCTCCGTTATGATTAACGATATCATTCTCCCAAATCTTGTTCCCGTTCTTATCGCAAAGTCCCGTGAACTGGCAGAGCGTTTCTGGAACAATTTCATAATTGTTTTGTCTGCATGATTCTGAATTTACAATACTATAAATAAAGTATAATCCATTTCTGATTGATTATATTCACAACAATGCATCCAGCATTTGCAATGCCTAAAACTAATGCAAAATATTTATTCATTATTTTCTCCCTCTGCGATATAATTTTCGCATTCCTCCGCATATTCATAACTGTCCATATCATCACATCTACACTGGCAGGAATCCTGTTTAGCACAGCAGATGCAGCACTCTGTTTCACCGTCCGGGCATTCTAATTTACATCTTCCCATTTAGTCCTCCTTATATGGTTTTGGAAGTGGTCGCCATGCTACAATATCTGTCCAATCAATTTTATTTTTACAATCTGTGCAATCCGCAAGAATCCATTCTTTTTCAAATGTCCAGTATGCCATCCAACAAAATCTTCCATTTGTAACCAAAAAACATTTTCTATAAGCCATTTTGATCTCTGGTAATCTCTCACTGACCGGAATCCAACCATTTTCTTTCTCGTCATCCATATTTTCGATATAATCCATGATTTTAAGTCCCAACTCGTAAGCCGTTCCTTCAAAAGGTTTCCCGTATGGATTTATTGTTCTTTTTATGTAATCGTATATTTTACGTTTATCGCTCATCCTTCCACCTCTACAAAATACTTTTCTAAAGTTTCTTTTGATATCTCAATCCATCTGTTAACATTTGCTCCGTCAAGATGGATTTCTCCATCAATAATTTTTGTATTTCCAACTTCATAAACTTCACCTGCTTTAATTTCCATGTATCCGTCAACGTAAAATCCATCACCATCGTATGTATCTAACGTGAACGCTTTCACGCATTTATACTTCATACAACCACCTCACTATCCGCTGGCATCTGATAATCAATATGTCCATTTACATATGCTTCCTGAATCATATCCAGTGCTTTCATGGCTTTTGCTTTTGTGGAATATTCTCCCAAAACAAAATAGCCTCCACTTCTCTGTGCATCCTGCAAACTCCAACATATAACATTCAATGAATCTGGGAGTTTTAGATTGACTACAATGTTTTCAAACTTTACCAGTGCTGTTTTATCCTGACTTCTGATTAACATTTCGTGTCCTCCTTGTAATCTTCGATCGCAGATTTAAGTTCCTCATAGAAATTAATGCTTTTTCTTAGCGTATTTAATTCATTATCGTATTTTTTAAAAAATACTTCCTTTGCTTTTTCATAATTAGGTGCATATAGTACAACCACTTTGCTGTATTCGCTAATGAAATTGCCTATTGATTCTTTTTTTATAAACGAAGCGTAGATTCCGTCAGGGAATTTAGTTACTGGTTTGTATGTCTTCGGCTTTTCTATCACTTCACATTCTTCAAGGCGAAGATTCCATTTTTTTGTTTTTCTGTCACTGTACAAAATGTAGAAATATAATTTCATTTTGTGTCCTCCTTTTCCAACATCGGTAAATAGCCATCCGGTCTTTTCGTTCAATGCAATCCAATCAAAATTTAGCTCTGATAATTGATACTCTTTATTGCATTTTTCACAGGTAAATCCTTTCGCTTTACTGTATTGTCCTATAATTCCACCGCATTCACATCTACAGTGCTTATAATCCATTTCCATCCTCACTTTCCCCATGTAAGCAACTGACATACTATTGTACAGTTGGTACATGATTTTTAAATGAAGTCATTAATATTCATCTGTCCCTTGATTTCAGTATCATCAAGTGACTTTGCTTTTTCTTGTTCTCTTCTCTGCTTCTTGTATTCGTTATATTTCATTCGGTATTCGTAACTCTTTCCGAAAATATTCCACGCAGCTTTTACTACGTTCGGCTCATACGGCCTAATCAGCTCCAAATCATCCACTGCTTTGTATGAGATGGGGCATCCGCAGCAACCCGTTCTAGTCAATCCGTACACTTCGTAAGCATCTGAGTATCTGATTCCATAGCGTTCCTTGTACCACGCTTTATCTTTATCGGAAACATAATATAACGGCCTAAGCCTGAACTGTCCTGAAGCTGTTTCAGTAAAACATAATGATGTATTATCTTTCCTTGGAACTGATCTCATTCCACCCTCGTCACGCCGCTCTCCGGTGATTATCATTTCATAATTTTTTTGAACCCTGTGTGCAACTTGCTTCTTGCAATAATCGCAGCATTTTGCGCTTATCTTGAATTGGGGGGGGTATTCTCCAATAAAATCACGCATATATTTTGATGAATTAATAACCAACTGAATGTTTGGCCTTGGCTCCCCATCTTTATTACAACAGCAAATAAAATTAATTACGCTTTCGCATTTTGGGTATCTTTCTCTCAGTTCCTGACGCTTTGCCGCTTTGTCTTCTGCCTGATCATATTCCTCTGCGATAGATAGTGGGATTTCTTTCCTTTGCCAGTCAGATAACCCTCCTGACATAATCTTTGACACGAACGGAATCCCGTATTTTCTTGAAGCTTGCACAATGTTAATGTCTGGCCTGCATTCCTCAATCTCTATTCCGTATTTTTCAGAAGTTCTTTTTACATGGTCTTTTGTTGCTTTCATTTCAAGCCCTGTATTAAAAAACACATACTTTACTGGCGGAAGATTGAATATATGCCTTGCTTTTTCGATAATATCAATCATAATATCGCTGTCAGATCCGCCAGAATATGAACACACCGCATTCGGATGTTCTTTAAGATGTTTACCTACAATACTCTGGATTGCATTAAATTTATGTGGTGAATCAAAATCAGCATAAGCTGGTCTATCTAAAAACACTTTACTTACTCCCTGTTTCATATTTATTCAATCCCCCTTAACATCAAACTTAATTTACTGTAACAAGGGCAAATTCTTGTGTGATCGTAAATATCTTCTAGTGAGATACAATGTGGATACATCTTTTTCACTTCGTAGATATGTTCTTTCCCGTATTCACCACGTTCTACGTATTTGATTCTTTTTCCAACATGTAAATCGAATGCATTGGATATATGCGCTTTTAATCCGTAAGATTTTACTTTACTCATCTTAAAACCGCCTTTCTTTAAAACGTGAACATTTCCTCATCTTCATCATCAGAATCTAAATCTGACGTTTCTTCACAATCAATTGCTTTGTTTCTCGATATATTCTTGCCACGTTCAATCAGTTTTTCTCTCTGCTCTTCCGTCAGTTTTCTCGGGGCTCGTAATTTCACATACTTAATTGGAACATGAGCAAATATGGAACCATCTTTGTTTGTAGCTAGAATCTTCACATCTTCCGGGTTTTCTTCTTTCAGTTTAAGTGTTCGATTCTTTAAAGTACTTCCGTTGTATGCCGATATCTCAGCATAATCACTTCCACGTATCCATGCGATACTGCATTCATTGCAATTTTCTGCCATATCATTACATCTCCTATTTTTATGATCCGTATCTCTTACCTGGTTCAACCAATTCAATGTTTAATTCATCCTTGATGCTTTGAACATAATCAACCCATTCGGCAAGCCCATCATTAATGTAGTCTGCTGCTCTATCAAGACCGGTTCGGAATCTCTGACAACGCTTTTCACCAAAGCCAAATTCATCGTGTAGCACTGCCAATGACAAAATCATGAATGAATCTGCAAATAATTCTTTCATTTTTTCAGACGCTTTGCCAAGATCTTTTGAAGCAAGCGATGTGTGAATGCCTGTTACATTGCGAAATACGCATTCTCTTTCCAATGCTTCAAGACCACCGTCACGGACAATTCTCCTTGCCAGGTCAAGACCATCTTCCCTGCCTCTTTCGTATTCACGCATTTTATTCATGTCTGTTTTTTGAAGCCTCCTTATCCTATGTAACAAAGAATCAATCTTTATTATTTTTCACGCTTTTTAACTCCAATCAGTTCATACATTCTGTGAGAGCCGGAACCATGAAATATAATTAAACCATCATCCTCAAACTGCCTCAGATGTCTTTGTACGGAAGTCATACTAAGTTCGAGTTTATCTGCTATGGTTCTGGTATCAGGAGTTCCTTTATGCGTTTTCGTGTATTTCAGAATGAAATAATAAATATCTTTACGATTTTGCTTCCATTCCATATGTCTTCGGTGTTTAAATGTGTCTATTGAATTTTTATTTAATTCTTCATTTGTATAATTCATGATTCAAAAGAAGCCCGGTGCACCCTTGCGTCATATGAAGGCAAGCTCCTTTCCCTTATTTTGTTTTGGAATTTTCCCAACAGAATTGTTGGGGTAGTCAGAAGTATTTAATAATTATCCTCGTCCAGCAGGCTATTGAATTTTTCCAATGCCTTGATGGAAACTTTATTATTTGCTTTGTCTGGTCTGATTGATACATCTAAGTGAGTATCAATGATGTGTTTTAATTCTCTTGCAAGGGTTATTTTGCCTTGCCTGATTCCATCCCTATAGCCTTTGACAGGTTTAAATTCATTGATTTTTTCTTTCCCCTCGCCTTGACTTCCAGATGTCTTATTGTATCTGCATTGATAACCTTTTTTCGTATATTCAAGAATCCAGAACTGCTCCATTTTATCAAGCTGATCTATTGGATAATGAATGAAATTAATTTTCCATCCAAAAGGATTATCTTCACTGCAGAACCCTCTTTTCTTTATTGACAGGTCAATGTGCTGATAACCCGTGAGGTGTGAACACATCCTCTGGATTATATGTACGGCCTGCCCGATATAAAAGAATGGAATTCCATTTTCGTCAACTCTGGTCAGAAAGTAGATACCGCTTCCATCGTCGAGTTTTGAATTGACTTTCAGAAGTCTTTTCTTGTTATTGGCTTCGATTGCTTTTCTCTTCCGAATGTCCTTGTAGTTCCTTTAGCATCACTCCTTCCTATCCAAATGCCACCTGCCCGTTATTTTGCATATAAATCATCGGTGCAGCTTTGCGTTCTCCAACTTTCAGATACGGACAATTTGCTTTTACAAGTGCTTCTGCCATAACCGGCACCACACTGTTTCCGATTCTTGCTACTTGTTTTGCAATCGGGTAATTTCTCCATTTGTAATCCCGATCAATGATGTAATCTTTCGGGAATCCCTGCATTACCTTTAATTCTTCCGGCTTTAACATTCTAAGAAAAATATCTGAAATAATGTATTTCTCTCCATGAATATCAACCAGAACATTCACAAGTCCGAACCTGTCTTTTGTGGTAATAGTTCCAAGCGGTTCGTTAAGTACTTGTCCGCATCCTGTTCCGTAATACTTAACTAGAAATGCAGATATTATTCCGAAGTGACCAGGAGAAGTTGTTATCGTATGCAGTGGTTCGTCACATCCTTGACCGATTCCCGTCTTGTAATACTTTGTGATAAAAGCAGTCACAAGCCCATATCTGTTTGAAGTATCAATGGTCTTAATCGGCTCAGTCAGCAATTGACCTCTGGAATCACCTTGTCTGGTTTCTCCGTGGTACTGAATAATAAATGCCAATGCATCTTTGTTCTTCACAATGTATGGATCTGGATTATCAATGATATATTTCTTGATTCCATTTGCGATACGTTTCTGTGTTGCTTCTGCCAGTGGTTTTGGGCGGTCAAAAATGCTCTTTCCTAAGTCTGACCAATCAATATAATCTCCACACTGTTCATATGGCTTCAGACCGTCTGTACCAAAACGATTATGCGTAGGTTTTGGCCACACTATCTGCTTTCCGTCTCTGCGAAATACCGCATACCATCTTTTTCTCGTTGTCGGTGCTCCATAATCCGCAGCTACCAGTTCACGACTGTCAAATTCATAGCCAATATTTTCCATTGCTGAAATGAATTTTCGATAATCTTCACCAGCCTTTTCCTTGATCGGATGCCCTTTCTTGTCTAATGGTCCCCATTGTTGTATTTCTTCCACGTTCTCCATAATAATTACATCTGGCAGAATTGCTTTTGCGTGCTTATATACAGCCCACGGAAGAATACGAAGCCCCTGTTTCCTCGGCTGACCGCCTTTCGCTTTTGAATGGCTTGTGCAGTCCGGGGAAGCCCACATCAACGCTACGTGCTGATTTCCGACATATTTCTGCAAATCTACTTTGAAAATATCTTCTGTCAGATGCAGCGTTCCCGGATGGTTCGTCTTGTGCATTAAGATAGCGTCTGGATCATGGTTAATTGCTATGTCTACCTGTCTACCGAGTGCCATCTCGATTCCAACGGATGCACCGCCACCTCCGGCAAAGCAGTCTATAATTAGATTCTCCATCATCACTCCTTAACTAAATGGAAATTCATCATCCATGATTGCCGGAATCTCCATAAACCCATCTGCATCCTGCTCTGGGCTTGGAATCGGTGGCTGTTGCTGTGGCTGTGATTCTGACTGGCTCTTTTTGCTTTCTGCAAATTCCTGTGATGCAACAAGGCAGTCATTTGTGTAAACTTTTTTACCGTCCTTGTCAGTGTAATTTCCAGTCTGCCATGAACCGACAATTGCAATTTTCATGCCTTTGTGCAAGTATTTTTCGGCAAACTCACCATTCTTTCCAAGTGCAACGCAATTTATGAAGTCTGATGTGCGTTCGTTATTTTTACGATACTGTCTTTCGACTGCAAGCGTGTATCTAGCAATTGCAGTATTGTTTGTTCCCATTCGGACATCTGGATCTTTAATCAACCGTCCGATCAAAATTACTTTATTCATCCTTATTCTCCTTAGAAATCGTTGCAAACAGTTTCTCGACCTTTTCGATTGCATCGTTCCAACCCTTGTTATACCGACAGAACAGCGGGTCAACTTCCTCTGGATTGCTGTGAGTTGACGGCTTCTTTAATTTTTTAAGTGATTCTAAGAAATGTTCCATAGTTATTCTCCTTTTATGATTCAGTATTATTTTCCAAATCATCTTCTTCTGCTTTGGCTAAGCAAGCCATGACAGGCGCAGATTCAAGTAAACACTTTCTTTCTCTTGTGTTTTTTCCATCTCTCGAACGCCAATCACCAACAATGTACAGACTTGCATTCGCAGTTAAAACGTCTGTGTCCATGTCCCAATATTTGATGTGAATTTCGTATGCAACATTTGATGAAACAACGTATCTGTAAAGCCCTTTCGTAACCTCTTTCCAATTTTTAAAATTTGTCATCCTATCTCCTTTCAGAACGGGCATAAATTCAAATCAACTTCCAGTCCAGCCCGTCCGATCTGAACCAGAACATTGTTTCCTACGACTTCTTGTATTTCTTGCTGTATTTTATGGGCATCTGACGCTTGACCGCTCAAATGCACCAGTGTTACCGTCCGAAGTGATTCTGTGCGGTTTTGCTTAATGAATTGCTTACAAGTTGATAAAGAGCAATGCCCCTTTAATCTATGACTGTAATTAGCTTCTGCCTTGTCCACCAATTCTTCGCAGTAATTGCATTCGATTACCAGATGTTCAATTTTCATCTTGCGGAAACTATATATGCAATACTCGAAATCAGTCATATACAGAAGTTTCCCCATTTCCTTATGCTCCACCAGATATCCATAGTTCGAGCAAGGGATAAGCTGATTTGCTTCCTTATCATATGTCGTATGCGGCAATTCAAATGGAATCACGTTAAACGAACCGACTCTAAATGGATATCTTTCCAGAACACTTTTCATCAATTCACCTGTGATGATTTTTAAATGTTCCATTGTTTCATCATTGGTGTAAATCTGAATGCCTGCATCCATTATTTCCTTGAATGCTTCGGTATGATCTCCGTGCCCATGCGAAAGAAGTACAGCTTCAACATTGCTTATCTGGTAATCAATCCCTCTAAGAATTTTTTTGTAATTGCATCCGCAGTCAAGAAGAACAATCTCGCCTGTACTTGACTGCAAAGCGTAACAATTTCCTTTGGTACTTCCTGTTGAAATTACTCGCATGAACAAACGACATCACCTCGCTTTCAATTTTCTTCCACATATCGGACAGTAATTAATCTTGATGAATGCATTCGATGTATAAAGTCTGTATTCTCCACCTTTATATCTGATTTGCGTAAAATTAATGCAGTCTCCATTAACTTCTGTATAAATCAATTCTTCGTTATCATCTCTGACAGGCCTGCAATACTTGCATTTCATACTTCATCATCCTTTGGAAAATACAATGCTGATGAATTATTGGATTTTTTTACATCATGATAAGCATCGTGTAACATTTCCATAACCTGCATGGCTTTTTCATCTGTCGAATAACAAGCCATGACTGTTCCTTTTTCACCTACCATCGGTACATATGCTCTTATGATATTTCCAGTTCTGCTTAACGATGTAATTTCATAAGGAACATCAAATTCTCCATTCTGACTAATTAATCTCATTTCGTTCTCCTTTCAATTTCCAAATCCATACTATGGCATAATTTGATACAGTTTCCATGAAGCATATGATTCTTGCATGCTTCATATTTTTCATTGAATTTTTCTATCGGCATCTTTTCTTCATTTAATGCACGAACCCATCTACGAACCTTTTTCTGAGTTTTTCTTTTCTTATCACCCCGCAATTTTCTGATATATTTTCCTTCATCAGTCACGTAATGGTGAAAGCCCAGATAACACAAGCCCATGCGAAATGGTACGATTTGCGACTTTGGGTTTAATTCCAGTCCAAGGCTTTCGACCATCATTCGGATTGCTTCAAGGATTTCTCTGGCATCTTCTTTCGTTTTACACACTGTGTAAAAATCATCGTTGTATCGTCCGTAATATGGATTTCCAAATTCAATCGTTATCATTTGATCTAACGAATGAAGCAGTAACAATGCGTATTTCTGATTTACTTGATTTCCTAATGGCAATCCTGGATTATCTGTGCTGTCAATAAACAAATGGTTCAACCAGACTGTAAAATCATCATTAAAGTAATAATCCAAAACATCTTTCGTGATTTCATGATCTATGCTGTAAAAATATTTATGAATGTCACATTTTACAATCCAGCCATTCAACCCATTCATTTTGTAGAAATCCAACATCTGATTTCTTAGCCCGTCCATTGCCATGTGGTGTCCTTTTCCTTGCTGTCCGGCAGTGTTCCATTTAATCAGGATATTTTCAAGTTTTGGTGTCAGAATGTAATCAGAAAAGCATCTCTGCACTACTTTGTCCTTAAATGCGCATGATTCTATCGTTCGTTCTTTCGGCTCATGAATCTGAAATTTATTATACGGATTTATGGTATACGTTTGGCTTTCCAATTGTTCCTTCAGAAGATGAATACCTTCAAGAGACAAATTAGAAAACCTTGCAGTTCCTGAATTGAATTTCTTACCGCTCTTAACCTTTTTGTAAGAACAATATAAATTCTCAAAATTTGCAACAATTTCTTTATCCATCTGCTTTGTTCCTTTATATTTATCCATTGCGGAAAGGTTATGCATTTGCTTGTATCTTTACTGATTTCAGCTTTATGCTTACTCTGTCTGCATGTGATCCATGTTGGGCGAACACCGTTTTCATTGTTGTAATTGTTACTGTTGATATTGCCCGAAGGGGAAACAACGGTATTCGCAGTGCACAACCTGTAAAATTATCTGTTCCTGTCTTTAGTCCTCCACGAAATAGTCATGTACTTTATGTCCTTAACCATTTGCGACCAGGCTTCCATTCCGCCAGAATTGATAATTCCTAATTCATATGAAAGTTCTATAAAATACATCAGTTCATCGCAGTGAGTAATTGCTCTTGTTTGGAGTTCCAAGCGCTCTCTTTTATAATCTTTCAAGTCGGTTCTGTTGGCTTCAAAAAGCATCTCATATATTTCAAGAGCTTTGTTCTGCATTTTATCTACCAGTGAAAACCTGTATTTCTTTGGGTAGCGTCTGGCATTACTCGTAACTATTAATGTATGCTTTGCAAGTTGCTTGGCCTTTGTTATTACCTTTAAATCTTCATTCGCCATCAATCATCACTTCCTGATTCAAAGATTGAAGAAGAAAAGATACAAACTGGGCGAACACCGTCCCCACCGTAGTAACCGCTCCCGTAGATAATGCCCGAAGGGGAAACAACGGCAATTATTGTACTGTAATTATTTGCTGGTGTACTCCATGGAGTAATAAGCCACCACCATTCGCTCATATTTGGAAGAAGTTTTCTGTATTTCCGGTATTCATCCACCGTCAAAAACGAAATCTTATCTTTACAATGTCCATATTCTGTCTGCCCGTCCAAAGAAAGCAAATCACGATCAAACTCAACAACTGCATCTTCTCCCAACTCGTCCGTAATTTTTTTAAGAAAACGAGTATTTAACTCATTTCTCAGTTTACTCGAAATCCAGTTATTTGAATCTGAATCAAATGTTCTTTCTTTTCCATCAAATCCATTCAAAATGGCAAAATATCCTTTTTCTGTCTTATCCAGAATCAGCCATTCCATACCTGCAAGTTCAATAGCTTTTCCGATTTCCGGCTTTCCGATGTGCTTTTTCTTGAATTCCGTAAACTCTTTACTTAATCTGGATAATTCATCTTCAAAATATTTCAGATTTTTCTTCATTTTCATTCCTCCACCTTAGATACAAAGATATTAGATTTTAAGATACAAACTGGGCGAACACCGTTTACAATGACGTAACTGAGCCTGAAGAAATCGCCCGAAGGGGAAACAACGGCTAAACAGTTCTTCCATCCACGTTCTTCCGTTGACCACGGTGATAGTGTCCAATACCAGTCGTTCAACTTCTTATTCGGTGTAATATCTGTGTATTCTCGTGCTTCATCAAATGTAATCGGACGGATTTTACATTCAGTGTTTCCTACTTTCTGTCCATCCGCGGTAATAATATCTACCGTATGCTCTTCGATGCTTTCAGCACCAAATTCTTTCTCAAAATCCTTTAAGATTTCTGTATCACACAATTTCTTTACATTTGATTTGTTGTAATCCGTGTTGTCTCCGAATCTCACATTTTCTTTCACCAGATCAAGCGAAATAATTTTCGTTGTATCTCCATACTGTTCCAGAACCTTGTATTTGCGTTTTCCGGTGGTTTGGAACACATCACCAGGATTCAATGTTGACAGTGCAACCTTGCCAGCTTCTTCCTGTTTTTCCAACAGTTCAACGAGTTCCTTTGCTTTCTGTAAAATTTCTTTATTGTTCATATCACATTTCCTCCTGCTTCATAAAATCCGGAATCTCTGGCTCGACAACTGCTGCTGGAACTGGTCCTTTCTCGGCTTTCTTAACGACTTCTGCAACTGTCGGCTGTTTCGGCTGTTCTTCGATTGCCATTGGCTCTGGAATAAATTCTTCGGTGTTAGCGTTCTGCTCGATTTCTTCCTGTACTTCTCTGTATGTAGCGTCCATCGTGTTATATTCATAAGCTTGCACCGGATTATCCCATTTCTTAGGAATAGACTTCATGATGTTGTTACGCATTTTGCGGATAATCATAGATTCTCTGGATTGTGTTTCATAATAAGACGGTGAAATATACGGTCTTAACTCCTCGCAATCAATGATTGCTTCCAGTTCCCCAATATCAGCAACCTTTTTCATAACTTCTTTTTTCTTTGCTTCAATCTGAGCTTTCTGTGCATCTGTAGCTTTGTATCTGTCCGCACAAATACCAAATGTTTCGTTCTGAAGATTATTCTTGATATGTGCTGCAAGATTTTTTAATACATCTGCTCTTTCACAAGAAAGGTATTCAACGTGACCATCTTTGTACTGAATTGGATATACGACGCGAACTACTTTTCCAATTCCAGATTCTTCCCATTCCGGCGGTGTAATCTCCACACCTTTATGTCTCGGTGGGATATACTTATCACCCTCTCTGACTTTCCAATATGGAAATACTTTAGCTACATTGACACCATATCTACTTACAAGAGCATCGTTTCCGTCGCCTTCAATCGCAAACTCAATTTTCTTTTCCCACTGAGGTTTCTGCCCTTTCGCTGCTACATTTACGTTTCTAATCTGGAAATAGCATTCTCTTGGCTGTGCGTTTGCGTTCAATTTCAATGCTGCTACCTTGCTCAGAATAAATTTAAGATTAGAACCGTTGATTGTGTCAAAATTGACGCCGCTCTCATGCACCATCTGGAAAATAGATCCCATTGCTGCCACTACACAATCTTTTGAGTAAGAATCAAATTCCATTCCTCTTGAAGTTAAATCTCTTTCCATTAAATCGACATAACGATTTGTGTAGTAGGAAAGCTGTGTGTTAAAATTTGCTACCTGTGTGTTTTCCGCCATTTTAATTCTCCTTTTCTTATATTGATTAACTCATTTTTTGTTTGCATTTCTGTTTAGCACTACACTTCGCTTTTGCATTTCAAAACTCCTCCACTCCCAAACAAATCACAGCAAAACAGTGCTGAACTACGCCAATCCATCACAACGTTTCACTTAGCACAACTGTTCCAAAGCGGTTCCCATCTTAACTACTCAACACCTCTGCCTTGCTGTGCCTCTCCATACTTTGCCAATACACAACAATTCGTTGCAATGCTTCGCCAAAACGTATCGGCTCTTTACTATTCCATAACTTCTCTATGCCTTGCTCTGCCCATGCCTCTCAATTCTAAGCAATTCCGTTACAACTCAATGTGTTACATATCCAATCTACTCCATAGCATGTCTAATCACCGCGATTCCACACCTTTGCTTTGCCTGTCATAGCTACATTCAGCCATGCCGTAGCTTATTCGGTGATTTCAGTCCATGTGTATCGGCCTTTCCCTGAGTTTCGCCACTGACCAATACCGTTGTATCTTCCATAATCAAGCCAGTCGATTACATATTTCATGAGCGAATCATCAAGTACCCTGATTGTAAATTCTACTGTTGATCCTGCTGGTACTGTTTCACTATCTGCCAACGAAATTCGTTCGCCCTGTGCTGTCTGCGCTCTTAGTGGCCTTTGACAGTCAGAAAGCAATGTACCTTCTGGAAGAATAAACGGAATTTTGCGTTCGTTTACAAATACCAGTAAGTCAATTTTTTTCTTATAAGCTGCAAGTTTCTTTGCTCCTCCGATATAGGAACCGGCCTGTGCAGCTGACTTAAAGAATCCCCTGATCTGGTAGTCCCAAAGGAACGGATTGCCATTTTCATCTTTCGGAAATACTGTTCGACCTTTTTCGATAACTTCTTCAATTCCTAAAGCTTCAACTTCCTGTTCTCTGGAAGGTGCATCTGGTGCTTTTGATGCAATAAACTTCTCATGAATATCTTTTTCCGCATTTGCTGTTCCCAAAACTTCCTCTAAAAATGTTAATCTAACTTTCATTTCTTTCATCTCAATTTTCTCCTTTATTATTTTTTAATACTGCTCTAAACCAGGCTTCTCCGGCGCAGCGCCAGACGACGCTTTTCCAATACATTGCCATGCATCACCTATCAACTCCTCTGCCGCGCATGGCTCAACTCTACAATGCGTTTCCGTTACTTTGCGGTACTATTCACTGCCCATGCATTACTAAGCCAATCTGTTCTGTTCTGTTCCTTGGCTGTGCTGCGCTATTCAATTCCATTTCTGCTCATCTCCCGTCGCTACGTTGCCTTGCCCTTCCTCTGCTAATCTTTACTTTGCCTTTTCACCACTAATCGTTACTGTGCGTTACCATTCCATGCCTATACAGTTCTATTCAATTCCAATGCCATGCAAAGAATAATTACTTAATCACAATAGCTTCTGTAACAGAACGGGCATCCGGTAATCATATGACTTCCTGCTCCCTCAACTGAAATTCCACTCGTTTTCTCACCAAACCTTGTGAATCCGTTTTCTGAATAGATGTTTTGATGACAAGACCAGCAAACCCCGCTACGTGGTGCAAAATGCGGTAATTCATGTTCTTCACAATACTGTTCCTGTGCTTTGATTGCTTCTTTAATGTTATAAGTAGCCATTTAAAATTCCTCCACTTTTAATTCTTCTTTTGATACTTCCAAGTAAATAACCTGCTGTTCTAATTCCGGCAATCTTTCTTCGTTCACGGATTCCACATCATCAACCCAAATTGGAAGTTTTAATCCGTTCAATTCCTGCAATCCTGCCACTAAATCAATGTTGCACAAAATCTGATCAGAGTGGTTCAAGCCATTCATATAATCAATGCCATTGCAGATCATCCGGCAAGTTTCAATCGGTTCATTATCCGATGTGTAATCCAGGAATTTAAACTGGAAATGCTTGAAATAAGGATTAATCTTTTCGGCAAGTAACTTGTTTTTCAGAATTGAAAAATTCATCACCTTGTCAATCTGTCCTTGAATATCAGCTGACTGCTGCCCTAATGTTTTTAATTCTTCTTTCATACTGGCAATTGACTGCTGCTTGTCTGCTTTCTGCTTTTTTATAAGTTTCTCCGTGGTTTCGATTTCCGCAATCTTTTTAGCAAGTTCCAGTTTCTTATTTGCGATTTCCTGTCTCTCTTTAAAATAATTATTCAGCCCAGCAAGCTCAGTTTCTTTCTTCTGTATATCTGCCAGAATCTGCTGATACTCAGCATTTGCAGATAAATCAACTTTTGTAGGAATTTCTTCCAATTCATTCTCTTTTGCCTGAATTTCTTCCGTCAGAGTTGCAATACGCTTCTCAATCTCTAAAATATCAGATTCCAGCTTTGTGCGATCTTCTGAACATTGTTTTCTGTGTTTAACGGCTTCATTTCCTCTTTTGGTAATTTCTTCAAGAGTGAGTTTCTTGTCCTGTTCGAATTTAGCTTTTGCTTCAAACTGTTCAGTGATTCTCTTCTGCTTGTTTTCTTCAAATGTTACCTTTAATTTTTCAACCTGTTCTGGGAGCAACTTCTGTCCACAAGTCGGGCATACGGCTTCTGCTTCATTAAATTCTTCTACTTCGATAGCTTTTAATGCAGAATCATTCCATGCAGATGAAAAAACTGCTTTATACTGTGCCTGTAAATCTGTAACGTTATTTTTTAAATCATCATCTGATTCCATGTTGGACAAGATTGTTCTGGCAGTTCTTAAATCGTTCTGGTCAGCCTGTAACTTGATTTTTCTATCAGAAACGATGTTTAAAATTTCAGAATGTTTCTTTCCAAGCTGTTCACCGGATGCTCTTTCAAAATCATTTCTTGCTTTTTTAAGACTTTCGATTTCACCCTGGGCTGTTTCATAGGCTTTTGATAAATCGGCGATTTTAGCTTCTTTTTCATCAATAATTGCTTTATCTTTCAGCAAGGATTCTTTATCTGCAACAGATTCTGAACTTATCTTTGAAAGTTCTTCCTCTGCATTATTAATAACTGCTTTCTTATTAGAAACGGCTTTATCCTGCTTCCGTAAATTACCCCTCAATGTCCTCAAAACTTCCTCAACCGGATGCCCTTTTGTGATATTCTGAATATCTGCATAGCCTTCAATCTGCTTTTCATCAAATCCAGAAATATCTGATAAAGTCTTTCTTGCATCAGCTGTAGATTTTGAGATTTCATTGATAAATGCCCGGGCATTACTACACATCAGAAGCGTATCCGGATCAGCAATATTCTCTTTTAAAAACTCTTCAAACTTCGTTTTATTGCTTTTGAAACCATCAATTTCATAGGAAGTTGTGTTATTGTTCTTGCCTTTTTTGATTTCTTTTCGAATAACCATTTCCTGACCGTCAACAGAAAGCGTAATCTCACGGACTACTGGATTATCAACTTCAACTCCATTGTCTTTTTTTCTTACTTCATTTGGCAATGTACCATCAGCTAATTTTCCTGTTAGCGTATCAAAATACGCATCCATCAGCGTGGATTTTCCTGCTTTATTGCGTCCTGAAATCTTGGTCTTTTTATATAACTCAACTGTTTTGCTGGAATACTTTTTATAGTTCTCAAGCTCAATTCTTTTTAACTCTATTGTTTTCATCCAATACCTCCACTGAATTTACTGAAATCTCAGATACACTTACAAATTCGCCATTTTTGTATAACTCCCTGGAAAGGAGCATTCCTGTTATTTTAATTTTTGAGCCTTGCTCAACTTGTTTCTCAATTTCTTTTGCGTTTTCCCCCCAAATGCAGCAGGGAATATAATCTGCTCTTCCGTTCCTCTTATTATTTCTGTGAATTGCCAAGAACAGATTGAGAATATATCTTCTTGTTACCGGCGTATATTTTCCCTCAATGTTTTTGTTACAAATGAATCCCTCTACCTCAACCTTGTTTAAATCTCCGCCTGCAACAGGGGCATCCAATATTTCTATATTGTCCGCTGCAACATATGCTTCTCTCGCCTGTTTCTTCTCAATCCTTGAGCGAATTGCACCATGCACCACAACTTTTTTTCCCTCGTAATCATAAGCCCCGAAAGTTTCATCACTTGCAACTACGTCAAGGTAATCAATATTCCCACTTCTTCTTGTTACTGCAACAGATGTTTGATAATAATAAATACCGAATGCTTCATGATGAAAGGCTACGCTTGATGCAACACCTGAAATTACTATTTTGTTCTCACCCATTTAATTTTTCCTCCAAATATATCATTACAGGGATTGCTACAAAGAATGCCCCGAAACTGGATAATACAAATATTTCCAACAAATCCTTGGCTGTGAAAAACCATAATCCGAAGAATATCAAGGTTAACATCCCAGTAAATACAAGAAGTTCTGCTACTAATTTCATTTTGTCCTCTCTTTCTTGATTAACACCACAATCAAAGCTGTTATCATAATGACAATCCATACGTTCCGTAACACCACTTTTTCTTCCAGATTTGCGATAATTTCACTGGAAAGTGGCTCATTTCCTTTGTTTTTTCGCATAAAAATTCCTCCTGTTGTATTTTTGTTTGTCAAATACAGGAGGATATGTTATAATTACCCTGTATTTAACTGCCTTAGTTAAATTCTGCTCTGGTTGGTGTTCCAGCACCGTCCAGGGCAACTTTTTTATTCTTCTTCCGGATCATCAATTTCTAATCCCAGCATTCTGAAACACATATCCTTTTTGAAGTCAAATTCAGATACATTTCTTGCCCATGCCTCAAATGCTTTTAGTCTGCCAATGAGCATTGCGTATTCCTCATTTGAATTTTCGGGAACGAAATCCGTACTCTTGTTTTCCTCCATGCCTAGTCCTCCTTGTCATTAGCTTTTAATGTAGTTGCAATGCCATCCATGATAAGGTCTGGGATAAGACCATCAAGTTGTTTTATTTTCTTTTTGAGCTCTTCATTGAGTTCCTGCTCTGTTTTAAGGCCGGATTCAAATGCAGACAGAAGGTCTTTATCAGCTTCTTTATCTTCAATTCCTTTCTCAAGAGCAGATTCCTTTAAACAATGCACTATGGTTGCAAGTTCTGCGTAGAGCCTTGATACTGTTCCCTCGAGTTTTACATTTCCTTTGTTGCAACTAATCATGATATTTTTTCCTCCTTGATTTGATAATTTTTTATATTTCTCACACCCCTCGTTTTCGTGGTATACTTTTCTGTAGGAAAAGGGGGTGTAAATATGCTTCTGCATTACTACTTCTGTCATTTCTTAATTGGAATATATGAAGCTTCTTCAACAACCAACTTCATAAAATCCAAAAAACCTTTTGCTTCGGTAACGGACAGATGGCATTCAGCAATTTCATCTTTTACCTTTTTGTAAAGATCATCTGCTTTCTGTCCGTTCCTTCTTCTAAATTCCAAATACCGTTGTCCTTCACGGCTCGATAGCTTTTGAGATAAGTATTCCTCAAGTTCCATTTGCATTTTCTCCTTTCTTACATCATTGGTAAAATATATCTGCTGAAAATATAAAGTCCAATAATAATTCCAATAACCCTGCTTAATATATCCACTATTGAATATCTTTTCTTGAAAAATAATTCATATATGAAGTCTTTGATTTTGATTCGCCTCCTTTTTTTGTGGTATAATTTTCCTCGAAGGGAGGTGTGTATTATGAATAAAGAACAAATAATTCATGATTTAGCAATTACTTATGCAAAGTCTAAATTAAATGAATACGTTCTTGATAAAAGAGAAGCTCCATTGGCTGGAAATACTTCTATGTCAAATGACGAAATTCAATATTTAAAACGTGCATATGATTTTGCTATTCAGAATCTTTCGGATTAAACGCTCGTTTCCCGTATAAGGCGTTTTGAATTCCATCTGTAACGCATTCGACAATTGTCTCCCCGTCAATATTTGCCGTGTGCGTTACTTTTTTTGTTCTCGTAGGGGTGACTTCTTTCCGAATGGCTTTAAGTTCTTCCAAAATCTGCTCGAGTAATGCATTTGTTTCTTCCAACATATCATTTCCTTTCTGTGGTATACTCTAATTAAAAAAATGGAGGTTTTAATTATGCTGAGTACCATTGTTAAATTTGTTGCAGAAAACAAGTCTTTGCTTACAACCGTTATTGCGATTGCAGGATTTGTTCTTTCTCTATTTCAATTCATTCATTCACTTTGGAGTAAACGGACAAATATTTCTGTTTCATTGGAAACACTGTGCACTTTAAATGCAGAAAACGAACAGTCTATCAAACTAGGTTTAATCTTTCAGAACAATTCATCTTCTCCTATAATTATTACCAGAGTTTCTTTACTTTTGAATCATCGCGCTTCGTATTCATGTGTTCTAACCCATAGATGGGTTGCTGAACGTTATTATCCAAAGTACAACGAAACAGATATTCCCATCACTGAAAGAATATTCAGTGCGGATTTTCCGATCTCTTTGCAACCATCACAAGGAATATTTGAAATTGTCTTGTTTGACATTCCTGCTAATATTAAATTGAGCAAAGATTTTATCACATTAAAAATAATCACAAACAAGAAGAATAAAATATATACTCTTCAAGTACCAAAAGAAAGTAAAGATTTACTTTCGATTTAAGAAAAAAGTGATTATATTTAGAATAATTGCTGCAATCGAAAACAAAAGTGCTACATCGTACAAATCCATTTGATTACCTCCTTTCAGTTAAGAACTTTCTTTCTTATCAGAATCATCGTCTTTCTTATCAGAAGAAAGGCTTTCTACTTTTCCGAGAATGTAACCTTTATCAAAATCAGACATTTTCGGAATGGCATCTTTAAGCTTCTCGACAATACGTTTTTCTTTTTCTGACATTTTCTCACTTCCTTTCTACGCACAATATTTAATTTCATATTCAGTTACAATCTTCGAGAAAATCTCTCGTAACTTTTTATCATCGTCAATGATATCCATTTTGTTGAGTGCATTAACCGCCGTCTTTGTGCATCCGTTTTCCACCATGCGATTACGTTTGTTTCTCAACCTGGTACTCAAATCACATCCAGCCCGATATTCCAATTCTTGATACATTTCTGACCGGAGCGTTTTGAACTCTGCTCCTGCACATTTCTGTATACGATTGAATTTCAAATTGATTTCTGAACGCCAGTTATCAAATACTGGTTTGACTGCTTCTTTAATATTCTCTGTAGTTGCAACAGCTTTATCTGCTGTTTCTTTGGCAATTAAAATCTGCCGGTCTCTTTCCTTGTCAGCAAGTTCTTTCTCTACCATTTGTGAAAGTAGTCCCTGTAACATTTGAAGTTCCGGTGACAATGCCTTTTTTACTTTTTCTCTGGTTTTGAAATATCCATTCACAAGCTGTCTCTGAACATCCCATGCTAAATCATCTGTGAAAGACTTTACTAACATTAGATATCCTTGTTCTGTCATAAGGGCATAATCAGAAGTTGCCTTGTCTGGAATGTCAAATAATTTGGTTGTCCGAATTTCGGACGCGCTAATTTTGAAAAAATCCTCTCCCTCAATGAAACGATTGCGATTATCATTAAAACGCTTCCTTGCTGTTCCGTCTGGTCTGCCGTGAACTGCATCAATGTCTTTGAATGTAACCACTCGCTGACCGTTATACTCTTTTATGGAAATATCTGAATTTCCGATGTGTATTAATCCGCCCATTAGTCTCCTTTCTGTTGAGTTTGACTTCTTATCTCTTTATAATGTAAGTACAGGCACTACCATGCCAAGTAACTTGAAAGGAGATAAGAAATTGATATTGCTTCCTTACATGGATGGTTTTTACCGTTCTGGTGAAAAAGTTTCTGAAACTACTGTTTTCACTTGTTGTAATTGCAATTCAAAAAGAACTGTAAAGTCCGGTAAAACCATTCCAAAGTGTTCAAAATGTAACGATTATACTTACTGGTTCAAAATCGTAACGCTTTGATCGCTTTCAATATCTGAGAACATCGTTTCTGGGTGATATTCATTCTTTAAATCACTGTTTTCATAATCTATGGATTTCACCTGGAAGCAGATGTTCGCGCCGCTTTCGGTATTAAATACTTTTAAGTACTTGTTCCCATCTTTAGAAAAGCACATAACTCTTGTTTTATCTGGAATTTTTACAATCTGCGGTACGAATATTCTTTTTAAAAATCCTTTCAACACGTTAACTTGCCTCCTTTCTTTGTTTACCTTGTAAACACAGTATAGTCCCTGGGATAACATTTGTCAATAGTTTTTTGTTGACTTTGTAAACATTTTATGGTACTATATTTTCAGAAAGGAGGAATTAAATTGAAAGACAGATTTAAAGAGTTGCGAAAAAAATTGAACGTAACTCAGCAAGAATTTGCAGATAAGCTGAAAATAAGTAGGAATTTTGTAGCGCAAATTGAAATAGGAAACAAAGTTCCTTCAGATCGAACAATTGATGATGTTTGTAAAGAATTTAATGTTCGTGAAGAATGGCTTAAAGATGGCGAAGGCGAGATGTTTTATCCAGCTAAAAGGAATGATGAAATTTCGAAATTACTTGGATATGTTACAAAAGCTGACGATGACGATTTTAAATATCGTCTCGTAAATGCTTTAGCAAGGCTTGATGATTCCGGATGGGACAACTTAGAAAAACTCATAGACACAATTTCAAAGAAGTCATAGCAGAAAAGACAAGGGTAATGCGCAAGCCCTTGTCTTTTTTCTACTTAGTAATGCTATTCTATTAGTGTTTTAACAAAAATGTATATCGACCTTAGCCAACGGACATTATGTATCTTTTGTATCATCTCCATAATTTCCTTTTTGTAATCCATATGCTTCTCCTCCCGATCAATGATTTATGATAACAGTATATGCTTGACTTGTGGGGAATAGAACCAAACGCTTGCTCGTCATTGATGACGAACAGAAAATAGTCGGTATTTTCCTCGGCAAAACCATTACCGATAATATTTGTTCTAAACCATCTTGAGAAATTGCTTCTATCCATTCTGAGAAAATCAAAGAGTGTACCAGCGGTAGTCATTCCCTCTTCATCAATACCAAGTGCTGTTTCAATAGGTGTCTGATTTGCTGTGTTAATTGTGATTTCGTTCATATAGAAAATCCCTCCAATTTAAGAAAAAAACAGTTGACCCATGGATGTATATTTTTCTATATTTTTTTAAATTATGCAATTTCTACTCTGTATGCAATCATCATTTCTTTAATCACACTAACATAAATATCTTTCAACCGCTTATTCTGCATAATCACAGACAACTTGTTAATCTGGCTGGTCTGTGCTTTAGTGCAACCTCTTTCCTCGGCTCTTGAAATCGCATTTCTAAGTTGCTGATCTAAACGGCAACCAGCTCTGTCTGTCAGTCTGCGATAGCTTTCATTTCTGGCGGCGGCGTATTTATTTCCGAACGAGTAAGAGAAATCGTCACTCTCGGCAATCTTTGAAATACATCTGTTCACCCACTTTTCTGTGCCAACATCAGAATCCGTCCCCTTGAAAGTATCAATGATGGTTTTCATATTCTTCTCTTGTTGGTCGGCACGTTCCGCAAGTTTTTTCTGTTCCAGTTCAGTCTTAGCTACTTGCTGAAAAATCTGATTGAACATTTGCAATTCTGGGGACAGCTGATTGATATTAATTGCTGTCTGTTTATATTTCTCTTCCACTTGGATGAAATACTTGCGAACCTGTTTCCCTTTGTCGTTGCGCTCAAGCATTGCCATTTCTTTTGCGGTGTCAAGTTTGATAATGTGATCTTTCTTGGTCTGTCCAGAAGGTGCCGAAATTTCGGCGGCTTGAAAATCTTCATTCTCTGTGGCTTCAATATCAGCGAATCTTCTTTCAATCCATTCACGATAACGGCTTTTTACTTCTAATACTTTATGTAATTCTGAACCATACACAACTTTTTCTCCTGTACTTGTCTCGTACACAGGAACTAATTCATTTTCGATAACCTTTAAATCTGCCATAAAAAAATCTCCTTTCAGTGTTTACAAATGCACCGAAGGGAGATATAATGACAATACCGACCACCTCGGTGCGTTGAGTGCTTAAAGGGTTCCGACTTTTCCAGGGTGCAGGAATCCTTTTTTATTTATTTGCTTTTAACATATTCTTGATTTCGATAATTTCCTGTAAAATTTTATCCTCTTTGTCCGCACGAATATCTCCATCAATTAATCTGCGAATATAATCGTTTTTGCTCACCCCCATTTCTTTTGCCTTCTCACCGACAAAATCAAGTTGTTCTTCTGTCAGTCTTAACGTAAATGTTTTGATACTCATCATTAGCACTTCCCCTTTCTTGAAGTCATATTGACTTCTTACTTATAATATACTATGAAGTCATTTAGAAGTCAACTATTATTTTAACTTTTTTAAGACTTGGCATGGCAAAAAGCCCCAAGGATTAACTCCAAGGGGCTTAAATTTTACGCTTTTTTAATATATTTTGCAGATACAAATCCGAAATACTTTCCGGCAATACGGATGTAGTACCAAGGATTCCCGTCTTTGGATTTAACTGTATCGCATACATCAATCAGATTCCCTTTTGCAAGCATAGGATAGCTTTTAAGCTTTGCGTTTTCTGTTCCTGCCCATGTACGGACATTAAGGGAATTAGCAGTAACCTTACCGACAAACTTAGGCGTTTTAGACGGTTTAGAATCTTCTTTTGTAGCCGCTGTATTTCCTGAATTATCCGTAGATGTATCGGCTACAATACTCCAATCCGGCGTACAGAATTTTGTTCCCGGCAATTTGCTGTTTAAATAGCTTTTTGCACAGACACCACCGCCATTCGGGATAATTCCTGATGCCCCGGAAGTATTGCCCTCAACTGTTGAAAATTTGTCACCGTTTACCGATGTTACAATTCCAGTATGAGTAAATCTTCCACCGTGGTAAAAAATGACAATATCACCAACTTTCGGATTAGCATTCTTTACAAAAAGGTTCCCTAATGTTGGACAATAAACATATGGCCAATGTCTCAATAATTTCTTTGCTTTATCTTGCTCAAATGCTTTCATAAAGCACCATGAGACAAAACATGCACACCAAGGCTGTCCCTGATAGGACGGCTTTACATCACGCCAATATTTGGTGTAATTTCTACTTCCGGCGTTGGCAGTCTTGCTGTCAAGCTGACTGTTGCTTTTCTTTTCGAGATATCCGATCTCTGCTTTTGCGACAGACAACACTTTATTAATCGCTTCTTTCTTTGTCATTTCACTTACATCCCCTTTCGTTTCTGTATCCCTGTAGTCTTTGTAAAATACATCCATATCAACATTACCATCAATTCCTGGGACTTTTCCTTTACTGGAATACTGCCAGCCAATTCCTTGCGCTGGTCTAAGGCGTTCAACGATTTTGCCATTATCAGTTGCCGGATACCTTGCAATCCAGCAATCATAATCCCTCATTGCTGGTGTGAACAAATTATTGAACCAATCTACGTTACTGTAAATTCCCACCCTGTATCCGGCAGAATGGATTTTACGTAAAAATGCTAAAGTAATTGCTTCAAGTTTGGACTTGCTAAATTTTCTTTGTGTTTCCCATTCCAGGTCATAAAAGATAGGAAAATCAAGTTTTCGTCCTTTTAATACTGCCAAAGTTTCATTGGCTTCTTTTTCAGCTTCTGCGACAGTGGTTGCATAGCTTAGTTTATAACCACCAACCAGAATACCATTATCACAGCACCCTTTGTAATTGTGCTCAAAGCTAGCATCAATCCCTGAGCGTTGATGAATCCGCAATATTGCAAATTTCACACCTGATTGTTTCACTTTCTTCCAGTCTGGTTTCTTTTGATAGCTTGACACATCAATTCCTTTTATTTCCAAGTTAGATACCTCTTTTCTCGTTGTTCTTGCATCAACATTCGTTTTCTATTTTCAGGCACAACAACAACTCTGGAGCACTCCCCAGAGTAAAAATTGGATTTGTATGTTATGCAGTATATCTATTGTACGATGCTCTCACGTTGCTCTGACTGATATAGCAATATACTTGAGTAGTCTTAAGATCGGCATGGCCAAGGACTGATGCCACATCTTGTATGTTGGCTCCCCGGTCTAACAGATTGGTTGCCAGTGTCCTCCTGTACCTGTGAGGATGTACGTTTGTAACTTTAGCGCTCTCCCCAAGCTTCTTTAGCGTTCTCTCAATCCCTGCTTTTGACAATCGCTTATGCGGTGCTCTCAGGCTTGCAAATAGGCACGGATCCGTATCCGTCCGTGTATTCAGATAATCTTGCAGATGCATAAGTGCTACAGGAGTGAGATAGATTTTCCTCTCTTTGTTTCCTTTGCCCAAAACTACTGCATCTTGCGTCTGGAAATTAATATCTGTCCTGTTAAGTCGCACTACCTCTGATACCCTGCATCCGGAAGCGTACAGGAAATCTATCAATGCAAGATCTCTGATGGATGTACATGCCTGTTTCAGGCGCTCCATTTCAGGGGCAGAGTACGGCTTTTTCATTATTTTTGTGTACTTGATCTGTGTCAGCGCTGCACATGGATTCCTTCCGATCATTCCCTCAGCAGACAACCATGAAAAGAAGCTGCCGAAACATCTTCGCATTCCATCCAGTGTGCAGTTGCTTACTTTTCTGTGCTCTTTATAAGTTGCCAAATAGAATCTGAGATCATAGGTTGTAATCTCATGCAAAGGCTTGCATATGGTATGTATCATCATATAACAGATATCACGATACCGTTTGATAGTAGATTCCGCCTTGCCCTCTATCCGTTTTGTGGCAACATATCTGGCCAGCATTGCATCTGGCGTATTATCTGTTACAGTTATTTCCGTGTGCCTTTCCTGCACTTCACAATTGCCAAGCTGGATGCAGAGTGCGTCCTGTACAGCCTGTAATTGCTGACTATCTAGCAATGGCTGTACCGCCTGTAGCACGTTATTAATTATTGTGTTTCGTATGTCTGTCATAAAGATCACCTCCCACAAACATTTTAGAATGTAGGAGGTGGTTTGTTAATTCACAAAACACGAAGATAAATGCGTCTATGGTACAGTTAGTTGCCACAACTACTGCTGGCGCATGGATGAATTTTAATGTTCCATCATTAACGCAGTACAGATACATTATATTCTGCATCAATGACGGAAATATGTCTCAATTCCCACCCGCGATCTATCCGATCAGCATTTTTAAAACTTGTAATAGTACAAACCGCACTGCAATGTTAAGTGAGTACGATACAATCAAATGTTATGCTTGTTATAATAGCGACATACAGGTCGGATTATATATCGGTGGTTCTGGGCGGCAGATAACTGTATATGGGGTTCAATAACACTATGATATCTTAATTGTTAATGTCCAAAAACAATTCGGATGCGTTGTACCAAAATAGAACGCAGCATCAGAATTGTTTGTTTCAATTCCAATCCCTAATTTACTTTTGGAGATATTCCAACCGAAATGTGGTTTATCAGCACCGCCGAATATAGCGATTTCCGTGATCTCAATATTATATAAATTGGCGTTAGGAATTGAAATAAATGGAAATCCCACAAAGTTTCCTGCAACAACGGCAGGCACATTTGCCCGATAAGTTCCTTTTAGGTCTATCTTCGTGTTTAGCGTATTTATTGCTCCTGTCACTGTTCCGTCACCAATACTGGAAATATCAGCTGACCCGATATTTAGTTTGGTTTTAATCCAGCTTATCAGGTTGCTCCATTTTGCTTTCTTGGTTGCCGTGGAATCCTCGATCACAATAATGTCTGCATCAGACGGTGCGGTTGTCTTTTCTGTCAAATTTGCAAATTTAATTGGTTCAAAGCTTGTTGCCATTGTTCTGTGCCTCCTTTAATTAATTATGCAAGAGTTTTTACTGTTCCATCACTAAATGTAAAAATTATGCTTCTTTCTCCTGTTTCAACATCATCCATATAGCTTATTTCTGATATATACACTCCTGAAACATCTGTTCCAATCAGAGCCCTTCCATCGCCTGTGAGAATTTTCCCACTTGCGCTTTTCAGCACAAGATCACTTGTCAGAGATTCCAAAACTACTTTTCTTGTCCCATCCCCATACTGTGCTGATAGATCAATACGACCATCTACATATTCGTCATATCCTGATGTTATGATAGAATCCAGAATTTTTATCCATTCTTTGCCTTTTCTATTTACGAATTGTCCTGTAAAACTTGCACCTGAAGAATCCAATGTAGCTATTGTATCTCCATTTTCATCTAATAGTCTTAACAGACCGTTTCCGTTATTAGCTCCACCAAGTGTAAGTGCCCCACCAAGCATCGCACTGAATGAAATATACAACTTGCCATCAATGTAATACAGTCCGTTCCACCTACCGCCATCACTTAATATCTCAACGATATCTGACTGTGACAGCTGAGCGGTTGCATCTGCTACAACAGCACATGTCTGTTCTCCCAGAAGCTGAGTTGTACCGCCTGCTGCATAGAACCTGCATCTGATAGAGGTAACATTCCGGGAATATCCAAGCGCATATTTTCCGTCTTTTGTTACAGGGACTTTTCCATCCTTGGTAGTCAGAACCGTATACAGCGACCGGCGCACTTCTGATTCATCCTGTGTACTGGTGTATACCGTTCTCCATACACCATCATCATTCAATACTTCTTCAATAACAAACCGGCCATTGAGAAAATATTTTGTCATGTCTTTTCCAATTGTGTAATATGCCGTAAAATCAACATATGTTGGTGTTAGTTCTGATTGTGACGTTTTTTTGATAATTGGGCTTGAAGTCATTAATCCGTATGTTACGCCGCTCTGCCCACTGTACACCTTAGATACCGAAAAACGTTTTGTGATAATAATATTGGTCAGATATGTTGCCCTGATATCCACCCATCCATCATCAGCAGTCAATCCAGTAACCGTGTATGTTCTTGTAGCATTGTTCCATGTTCCAGTAATTGAATCTGATTTTGTGATTGTATAAGCACAATTTGCTGTAATATCCTGTGCCCCTAAAACCACTATTGGGGAAGTTGAAATCCCGTCTGGAAATGTTTCATAATTTCCATCTGCATCTACTGTAATCCCTTTAAAATCACAGGTTAAAGACATTGCTATTGGCAAACTGTCAGAAATTTTGCTGTTAAGTTCGGATAACGTCTGCTCAAGAGGCTTCCCACCGATAGTCACGGAAGAACCATCAATATATACGGATTTTGTGTCCATATTGACAGAGAAAATAGTATTACCGTTATTGTCCTTCACAAGGATTTCACCTGCGTTAATCCAGTCTGCATTTACTCCGGTTGCAGTCAAAATACGAACAATGGTATCTCCATCCACTGTCATTCCGGCATTCCAGATAAAATTACCGTCTGAATCTTTAGAAGTAGACACTCCCCATGCTTCTGCGGTCATTTTCCACACCATATCAGAATCTTCTAGTTTGGGTCTATTGTGCAAATAATAGATATTACCGCCTGTTTCTGGTTTTACAACAGTTGTATACACACCAGATGATTCTTCTATTTTTTGTCCAAGCTGTTCAATTGCTAGTTCTCTTGCTGTCTTTTCCTGGTGTACGGATTGCCTAGCTTCTACCATTGCTTGTGATAGTAACGAGTATTGCTTTCGGCTGTTCCTTGCCGGACTTTTGGCTTCACAAGATATGTCCTCAAATGTACCAGGCTGTAATCTAACAGATGTAAGATAACTTTTGTATTCTGTTCCATCTCTGGATATGATTTTTACCGGATCTCCCTCTTCCAGTGATATATCTGTCAAGCATTGGGCTGTAAACGGTCTAAAAGACATTCCAATACATTTCTGGCCAATCATAGATGCTACTGTTTCGCCAGTGCCCTCTGGAATTAATTTATTATCACTGATGCTCAGCACGTATCCTGTTTTTCCATATAGGTATGATTTTGCTTTTTTCTCAGATGAATTTGATTTCAGGTATTCAGTAACCTGGATCCCTGTAATTACAACATCATCCAAATATGGTGTAAAGCCATTAGTATGCTCAATGCTGATATAGTCAGAATCAAGTGGTTCTGTTTTGTACCATCCAATATTAAGTTTTCCATCTGCATCACATTTAGCCCACTGGCATCCAATCTGCGCCACCCATGCTAAAACTTGTCTGCACGTAAGGTTTTCATCCTCTGGACGTTCAGGAACGATATAATCACTATTTGCAAAAGATGTTGTTTGCAAAGAAACACCACAAACAGAGCAAATATCCTGAACAATCTGCAATCTGGTTGCCGGATATATCAGTTTGCTTTCAGAATAATCACGGTCAAATTTTGCCATGTTATCTTCGCACGTAAGCGACAGGATTACATTGTTCTGATATGGTGCATCTGTTACTGTGGCTGTACAGATTTTTATTTTTTCTATTCTATCCGTGAGTTGCAATCCAACATATGCCACAACTTTAGCGTTGTTAAAATCATATTTTGAGTACGTCCCATCAAAATTGTTAATTTGCAAAGTAAGCTTACTTATCATTGCAGACCCGATGTCAAAACTCCCTGAATTGGATGTATCACTTTCAAACGACAGACCATTTTGCCATAATTCCTTATTTGTGAAATTAAATACTGTTCCATCAATTAGTGTTACATCTGCATACTTTAGATAATTTCTATTCCCGGAATCTTGCTCATTTTTAAAATCGCTTGAAATACTTCTCATTTTCTACCTTTCAATAATATCAAATTCAACAGATTCAGTTCTTTGATTCCCAATCCACCACCATTTGACTGGTGCTGAACGATCTCCAACATAAAATGTTCTGGTTTCGTATTTTCCAGACAACATATCGGGATATGTTACGCTTATGTATTCAGGATTAAACACTTGTAATACTTTGGATGTTTCAGCCCATCCAAGACCGTTCCACCCAAGACTTATTTTCCTTTTTTGTGCAACTCTGTTTTTATGCATCAAAGCATCATCGGTTCGCCCTGATTCAGATGCAGATACATCTTGCAAGCCCCACTCAAATTTTGACGGGCATCTAACCGCTACACCATTTACTTTCAACATTATTTCTGCTGCCATGTGATTTTCTCCATAAAAAAAGAGAGCATTTGCTCCCTTAAACAGTTTCGTGATATAAAAAAAGCGCCTACCCGTACAGGTAAACGCTTTATGATTCTATATTTTATCACAAAACAGCAGTATCATTCAGTATCTTTAAGTATCAATTAATATTCTTGCTTCGTGACTTTTTGCTGTTTTGGTTTATTTAATCCAATCATATGTATACGAACTGTTTACGTACACTTCGTATCGGTCTGGTGTTATAGTTTTGTAATCTCTCCCGTGAGGAAAACTAAATTCAAGATACGCTGTAGAGCCAGGTGTTTTTACATCTGCAAACCGATGCTCATACCCAACCATTCTTCCGTTCTGATAAAATACAACCGCAATTTCTGTAAAATAATTTTTCTTTCCCTTATTATCAACCTGAACCATAACATTTCCCATGCCAAAATTTGCTTTATAGCGTATTCCGGAATTGTTGTAAATGAGGTTTGATCCAGCTTTCTTGATTGTGAGGTTTATTTTGTATGAATCCCACTCCTTATCATAATTCCACCCTTGAAGCGCACACTTTGTATGTGGCGCAAACGCATAGTTTGTATCCCTTTCTGCTCCCACCATGTATCCATTTAGATAATATACAAATTCTGCACTTAAACTCACAGGGTAATCATAGTGGTTTTCAAATATGGCTATAGCTCCATAGTCTGTAGATTCAGTGTAATATGTCACACCATAATTCTGTGGCTTTTTATTTGTGTTATTTTTTGCATTTTTCACGGTGACTTTGCAAGTGTATTTCTTTTTGCCTACTTTTGCAGTAATTGTGGCAGTCCCTTTTTTCTTGGCTTTAACTCGCCCTTTAGAAGATACTGTTGCCACAGACTTCTTGCTACTTGTCCATTTTGGTTTCTTTTTCGTTCCAGTTACTTTCAATTGCAATGTTTGCCCGACTTTTAATGTTGCTTTTTTCTTACTGATTTTTGTTGCAGCGGACACAGGAACTGCCATGCACACAATCAGTAACAACACAGTCATAATTGATAATAACTTTTTGCTTTTTTTCATATCCCTTTCCTCCCTTGAAATTGGTAAATATATTGTACCACATTAGGATATTTAAGGGAATACTTTAGTACCATTTTTCTCTCAATTGATTTATTGGCGTACCGGCAACACCTGCACTTCCCCCACTGTCGGTAGCTTTAAAATATGCTCCATGCTTTTGTGGGTACATAAACTCAAACATCAGGTAATTAGCAGCATCACATAAATATTCGGTGTTTCCAGTTTCCTGATATTTTTTTATGCACATATCATGCGTTTCCAGAGCATTTACTAACTTTTCACCAAAGTTATCTCTGGCAGTACCGTACTTGTAATAACTAATTTCTACTCTGTTTTGACGTAATTCGTCAAACCGATCAGAATATTCTGCCGGAAGTTCTCTACCTACTCTACTCATTTGTTCACTTCTCCATCAATTGCTTATGATTTTTCGCCTAGAATCGGTTTTTCTGGGCTGTGCCTATATTTTATCAAGTGGCAAATTTTAAATCAAATTTCAGCGTTTTATTATGTCTGTTACTTGCCCTCGTATACCTCATAGTGCGTCCTCCCTTTTATGTTTCACTCTTTGGTACAACAGGTTCTGCGTGGTATCCTTAAAAAACAGCATAATACGATAATTGAAATCACCACCATTTTTCTTCCCCCACTTGGTTTTAAAGTGTTCTTCCATCATTTCAAGATAAACCAGCGGTTCTTCTTTATCGTCCACCAAATCATCTTTCGCCATGTCTGTATCTGGGTTACGAATCATTTTCAGAATATTTTCTGCTTGATTTTGCGTAACCATCGGATGTTTCTCTTCACGGTACTTTTGATATTTCTTAAAAAACTCTGTAATCAAAAATATGGACAGGCAAATGTCGTGGTCTTCAAAAATATTCTCCTTGGCTCCGTAAATACTTTCGTATATCTCGGTTACCAAATTCTCAACATCCTCGTCTTTATAATCAAAGAGGGATGATTGGTTCCTGGTATTATAACGGTTGGCTTTCTGCTCCTTTGTTCTAGGGGGTATATTATATATATTTAATTTATTATAATTATTAGGAGCAGAAGTCTGATTGTCTTTACCAGCACTTGGTAAAGTCTCTTTTTCTGTATTTGATAAAATACAGTTTTTATCTGTATTCTTTTCTTCTGTTATACTTATTCTCTTGTTATACTTATACATGCAGATTTCCTCACCACGGGAGGTGCGTTTTTCCTCACCGTCCCCCATGTGTTTTTTCTCACCTTGTTCAGAAGATTGTTTTATCTCATGTTCATTAATAAATTCTTCATAAAATTTTTCTGTCAAAACAAGGTGTCTACAATGAATAACTTTCGGGTTCTCTTTTTCATATTCATACCATGCTTCTACATATCCCTCTGTTTTTAATCCATTAAGCATTGACTGGACAGTACGCTCAGATACACCAATAAAATCCGCGAAATGCCGATTACTTGCAAAACAATCTCCATTTTTATCTTTCTTGCGAAGACTATATATTTCTACTAATAAAAATTTTTCTCTAGGGCTGAATTTATTCGTAAGATATAATCGTGAAGGTATAAAAACACCCGTGAAATCTCGTTCTCTTTTTTCGGAAATAGACTGTTCTTTTCTCATAATAGATAACCTCCTTGTTGGTCGTTGGCGTCTCCGTAATATGCCAGAATCCTTGATTTATAAAAACAGTGGACAGGCGTATCAAGGTTTACGCTTTTCGGGAGCTACCCTATCCCACTGGTTTTACCAAAATTAACGGTTAAATAAAAAGAGCCGCCAAGTAAACAAAAAATTCCTCAAATAGAGAAATATTAAGTTTCTCAGCGGCTCAAAACTTCAAACCGTGTCTCCTCTTATATGCTAATATAATAACACACGGTTACGAGAAAATCAATAAGCTGGTGACGGATTCAAACGATAATTAGCATCGTTTTCAGCTTCGGTCACTGCTTTCATAATCTCTCGTCCATTGACATTTATACTGTTCATGATATATTTCGGGTTATTTCCAGAGTTGTTCATCATTGCCATGGCAACTCCTTGGGCTACAGCTTGTGCCATTTCTTCTTTGGTCAATCCCATTGTATTGTCTGAACTGGATACAATGCTATCTGCAATCATGTTCATGGTACGGCGGTTTTCCAGAGGAAGAACAGCTTCTCGTCCGGCTTCACCAACACCAATTACTTGTGCGCCATTAAACAGACCGCCTTTAGCATACCAATCTACAGAAGAGTTCCAGCGCCATCTATGGTTGTCGCCATCCTGCCAATCAGTATAATCCATTTTAAGGTGTGGAAGGTTGATATGCACTGATTGGATACCGTTGGCAAAATTCTGGATTGCGTTATGGCCATATGACCACATTGAATCTTGGATAGAACCAAATGCACTTTTAACGCTTCCTGTAATGTTTTTTACATTGTTTTCAAGATCATTCTTTTCAGAATTGATTCCTGAATTAAGCTTTCTCATGTACTTTCCACCAATATTCTCAAATGAGGTATTGTAGGTGTTCAGCTTGGTTTTCAATGCGGAGAGAACTGTGCCGACAGCGGATTCATTTTTATCTTTGGTTTCAAGTATACCAGAAGATAACCCTTTTCCAAAAGCTGTGCCATAATCACTTGCCAGACCGGAACTACCTTTTTCAATCCTCAGTTTACTAATTATTGGTGTCTGGATTCCCTGTAAAATCCAAGTATTCATGGATGCAGCAGTTATTGTCGCAAGGCTCTTGATTTTATCAGAGTAGCCTTTTTCGACATATTCTGCATATCGGGCAAAAAGTTTGGATGGAGAATGAATCTCCAGCTTGTTTTCTGCCGGATCAGTGATTCCTTGCTTAGCCCACTGCTCTGTAACAAGAGAAGTATTTGTCACTCCATCCTTTTTCAAATAATCGTTATATCCTGCAACGGTATTTCGAGCGAGTGATTCTCCATCTTTTTTGGTGTTATCTTTAACATTTTGATCTATGTTAAAGGCAGCTTCATAAGCTTTCTTAACCTCTTTATATCCTAATCCTGCCATGCCTTCTACATATCCGTCAATATGATATCCGGATATATCATACATAAGATTGTAGCCCTCTCCCATCAGATCTTTGTCTGTAAGTATTGACTTCAAGGTATCGTCTAATGTGGATTTGATTGGTTCTTTATTGTCCTTGATTGATTTACCGTATTGTACCATCTGACCGTTTCCAAGGTCATAATAACCATCTTTATCCGGCTCTAGTCCGGCCTGAATGGCATTGTGTATAGCAAGTGCATCAGTACCCAGGATTTGTTTTCCATTTTTCCAGATGCCGCCCATGCCGTCAATGGCATTTGATGATTGCGTTATAAGATTTGCAAATTCTACTTTTTGTGCCTCAGATGTAAGCGATTGCAATCCTTCAACTACAGGAGATACATTAAAATTGTCAATACTTGTTTGAGCAAGATTGAGTGCGGACTCGATGGTACTTGGCATATTATTGTAGAGTTCATCTGAATTTATTCCCATTTTTGAAATTTTATCAGAGAGCGTCCTATATTTCTCGGCAGCAGTTTTAGCACCATCTTCTGTGTTTAGATACTCATTCAATTGTTTGTACTGGTCAAGACTTATTTTACCTTTTTGATACATTAAATTTAACGCACCAGATAAATACGTGAATCCATTTTTCCCTACAAAGTTAGCTGCTTTTTCAGAATCTCCAAGGCTAATTCGCAACTGGTCAACTACTTCTGATGTATTCAAAGCAGAATCTTTTAAATCTCCCGCTTTAATTCCTGCATCATATAATTTATCTGCAAAATTTTGGAGTGCGGAGGGATCGTATATAAGTCCTTGGTCTTTCATACTTTGAAGTTGACTATTCAATTGCTGCATTTGTCCATCAGAAACACCTGCTTTTACTCCAAGGTCTTCCACAGCTGCACTCAAATAGGAAAAACCTTTTTCCATGTCCTGTCCATAGCCTTCCGCATCCTTTGCTTCGCCCACTGTTTCTTCTGTCAAAGCCATGCCAACTGCCAAACCAGTAATTGCTCCCTTTAAAAGCGTTAATGTTTTTGCGAATGTGGAAGTATTGGTAGCAACTTTTCCGTTTCCCAAAGAATTTCCAAAAGTCACAATTGCTCCAGCTAACCCTGTTAATTTGCTGACGATAGCAAAAGTCAATTTGACTTCCACGAATACACCAAGCGCATTTCCTAACTTTTGAAGTATTTCTGGATCAACTTTTCCGAGGGCATCACCCAGCCATCCAATTGCATTACCGATTGCATTTAAGAGGTCTGCACCTAAATCAAGAAGCCCTTGTAATCCAGCAATTAAACTATCTGCAAAACCTGCTGCAAACGGTGCAAATGCATCTGCAAATTTACCGATTGATGTACCGATTGCATCCCAATCAACTTTATCAATAAAATTGGAAATAGCATCTTTGACCTTGCCAATTTCTCCGGAAAGCCACTCCCAATCAACGTCTATGATGCCAAAATTATCCAATGCCGCCACAACACCTGCCAACCCAAATGCGATAGCGATATACGGATGCCCAGATAGTAATGCTAAACCTTTTGCTAAAGGACTATCTTTTCCAATTATGCTACCGATAAACGTCAGGCCTTTAAATCCTGCGATTGCAACAGCTACTTTTACAAGCCCTACACCGATTTGTTTGGCTGTTTCTGGATCAATATTCTTTAACGCTTCGGAAATGGATTTTAAGCCATTCGGAACCTTATCATTAATGAAATCCGCTCCTATTTTAAGAAGATTTTCAAAGAATGATACAAGCCCCTCACCTACGTTTTGAGCGAACGGTGCCAGCGCACTCCAAAAATCTGAAAGTGCTGCATTCAGTTCATCCCAGTGAATAGCGTTTCCAAATCGTGTGAGTGCGTCAACAAGTCTTGGAATAGCTTCATTCATTGTCCAAGCAGAAATGGGTTTTAAGAAATTTTCATAAAAATCCATAAGTCCTGTCCAGACAAATTTCGTTGGTTTTTGAAGCATTTCAAAGAAATTTTTCAGAACAGTTTGAAGCTTTGACCAATTGATTTTATTGAGGATGTCGTTAGTAATTTTAAAGAATCTTGGAAGCCCTGAATTGTCAGAAAGCACCCAGTTACCCATTGGCTTTAAGTAATTTTTCCAAAGATTTTTCAATGCATTAATAGAAAAATTACCGAGCTTACTAAGCCCCTCATTCCATAATTTTTTGATTGCATTGGTTGTAGGTTTTGCTGCTTTTCTGATTTTTTCAAAAGCATCAGTAATTTTATTGGCAACCTGTTGAGCCTTATTCTCCATACCCCCAAATGCTTCATCCCAAACCTTTTGATAGTTTGAAATAGCATCGGCAAGTGCATCATCAAGTGCCGGAATATGTGGTGTTGCACCACCGGAACCAGATGAAGAACTACCACTAGAATCTTTATCGCTATTCAGCTGATTCAGTTCGTCAAATGGTAAGACAGACAGAGACTTCTTTAATTTCTTTGCGTTTTTGTCTGCATTTCCAAGCCCAGAAGCCGCATTATCAGATGCATCTGCCATGGAATCCATGTCTATAGATGCACTTTTTGTGGATGATACATAGTCTGAAAGTTTGATTCCTAAAAGTCTTGCAATCCCAGAAAATACTCGTTCTACTGCAATTGTAATTCCGTTCAAATATGGCAACACTTTTGCAACAATAGGCAATAATAGTGTACCAATTGAGCGTGCCAGTGCTTCAAAATTTGATTTGAGCATACGGACTTGATTAGCGGGCTGATTTATCGTTTCAGCTAAGTCCGCCCAGGCGTATTTTGAACTATTGAGGATTACAATGGTTCTTAAAATAGCCTTGTCTGACTGATTCAATTTTGCTACAGTTGTATCAATTCCAAGATTGTAAAGTTCCTGCTGCAAGTTTGCGACACGGATATTAATTCCGTATTTATCCAATGCCCGGCTCATGCCCACAATACCGGATGCCATGTCTTGCCATACATCGTTAAAGTCAAGATTCTTTACAGACGCAAGGTCACCACCAATCTCAGTTAATACCTGTGAAAGTTTTGTGGCATTATCGGCAGTGGCTCCCATGGAAGATGCCATCTGTGCGTATGTGGCTTGATAATTCATCGTATCATTAGGGTTTAAGCCAAGGCTACCGCTTTGAGAACGCATTAGATCACCTGCGTCGGATACTTCAAATCCGGTGAGCTTTTTTGTTAATTCTTTTGCACGTTTCTCAAAAGAGCCTACATATTCCTCTGCTGATTTTGCTCCTGCATCTTCCCATCCGCTTGTGTCCAAGCCATCGGTCACTTGGTCAAAAGCACTGTTGAAGTAATTGAGTGTTTCAACATAATCAGATGCAGACGAAACGGATTTCCAAACAGATTTTATAATTCGACTAAGCGTAAAAAATTTTATATAAAGACTGGTAAGCCGTGATACCAGATTACCTGTTTTCTTTGCTGTGCCTGTCGCAGTATTACCATAACTAAGCAATGAATTACTTGCTCCGGAAACCGCAGAAGCAATTTTACTGCCAATACCGGTAATTCCTCTGCCTGCACTAGATAATCGGTTAAATCCGCTTGCAACCATATTAGTAGCTGTATTCGCTTTACTTCCCGAATTTGCCAGTTGTGCAAGTGCTTCTGTCATTCGTAATGTATTCGCACTTATTTCAGGCGCATTTTTCATCACGTTGAAGAAATTCAATGTTGCTTGCGACAAGGAATCTAACTGAGATGCTGTTTGCCCAGTCTTATTTCCGGCAGTTGCTAATTTGGCCAACGATGCAATAAATGTATTTAATTGTCCAGAAACTGCTCCGGCATTTGATGCATTAGCCACAAACTTACTGACTGCATCGCCTAGTACAGGAAGAGTAGATGTTACGGTTCCGATGCTTCCACCAGATGCAGATAATTTAGCCAAAGAGGAAACTAAACGATTTACGCTTAATGAAATGTCGGGTATATTTGCAAATTTTGATAAAGCATCAGAAATACCAGATATCTTAGCAGTATCAAAATTCGTCAAATCAGTGCTGGCAAGCCTCTGTAAAGCATTGATTGTGGAATTGATTCCAGTGCTCTTTAAATCCAATCCAGCCATTGACTGCAAAGCGTTTTTAATTTTTTCAAGTCCATCTGATACTTGTGGAAGTTGCCCTGCATCAATGCTGTTTAACTTTTGACTGATCGAATCCTTAATTTCTTTCGTATCGACATCAAGGGTTACTTTTACGGGGTCATAAGTAATTGAAGATGCTTTACTGATCGCACTTTTAATATCATGCACAATCTTATCTTGATTGATTTTAATATCAATTGGAAATTGACCATCTGCTGTTTTTGCTGCATCCTGAATGTTTTTGGCAATATTTGTACCTATCTGGCTTGCAGTATCGGATACCTGACTAAATACTTTGCTTTGTGCAGATGATAAATCATCCCCGGATAAATCCTGAATGCTGATAGGCTTAATCTGATCTCTTACTTTTTTTAAAGTTTCAAGAACTGTAATAAGCTGATCTGCCTGATTAATTGTGTCTTGTGAAATCAGGGTTGGGAATTTATCAGCAAGTTCACTCCATGATTTATCCAGATTAATTCCTTTAAGTGGGTCTACTGTGATATTACCAAGATTGTTCTTTAAAATATCCTGATATTCACCCTTTCCGACATCGTTTTTAAGCATATCAGAAACGTAGATTTTCTTATTCTTGAAGAAATCATAAAAATCAATCCATTCCTGCTCCGCTCCTGCCAAATAACTACCCAACTCACTTCTTGCAGTTTTACCGCTTTTAACAATATCATTTCCAATCTGGTCTAAGGTTTTTCCCCATTCGCCAGAATTAAAAGACGATTTTCCATCAAAAGAAGCTGTAAGCTGTTCTGCCAGCGTTTCCATCTGCTTTCTCAATCTGGAAGCAGCACCACCTTTTAAGTCAAAAGCGTTAATCAGCTGTGCAGAAATTTTGGATGTGTCGATTTTGGTTTGGTCAAGAGATTTTTCAATGGCATACTGCATTTTCTTTGCAGCATCACCACCAGAAATCTCAACATCTATTTTCAGTTTCTTATTTTCAAATTTACTAAAATCTATATTGCTTAGTGCTTTAAGCTGTGTTACCGCTTTGGCAATGTTTCCGGTATTTACAGAATTAAGGGATTGAATAGCTGCGGTAACTTGTCCAATACCTTTTGCGTAGCTACGTAAGCCATGAGAATTCAAACCAGTAATGGTATTGTTTACACTCTGCAATGCCCTGGACATATTATTAATGGATTTGACTGCCGCATCCGCTGTACTACTAATTTGTAGTTCAAGGGTATCAATGGTATTTTCAGCCATGTATTCTCCCTCCTTTCATCAAAAATAAGGGCAGACAAGACTATTCATCCTGCCTGCCCTTTTCATCATCACTATGATTCAATTCAAAGTTCGCCTGCATAAGCTGTAGGCTTGTAAGAAGTGCATTTCTTCTCTTTTTCTTTTCTTCTTCAGAAAGAATCCCATCCTCTTCTCTTTTCTTTTCTTCCGCTTGTTCCAATAGTGGCTTCTCATAATACTTGGCTTTGGACTTTTTACCCATAAGAGCATTGGCTACTGCTGTAAAAGTAGCAGACGTAGTATAAATACCTGCCTGCCACAATTCTGCGTCTTTGCGTTCCTGGCGTAGCTTTTCAGCATCCAAATAAGGTTTCAACTCCGATGGCGTGGAATCCATAAACTCAGCTTTTGAAACCCCTAAAGACAAGTACAATGGAAGAATGTGCTGATAAACAGCATCATGAAAAGTTAGGATTTCTTCTTGTGATCCTGCGGAATCTTGGTCGCATTCTGGCTCTCTGCTTCCGCTATCTTCATGATTCTGGATAAAAAACCATTTTTACCAAGTTCATCATTCATTTGTTGAAGAAGCATAAATCCATCCTGCGGATTATCCTCTGTACTTTCGCTTTCGTACTCATCCAGAAGGTCGTATACCTTATCAAGAGCAACTTCTTTTTCAGATTCTGTTTCCCATCCAAATTCATCTTTGTGTCTTTTTTGCAGACCAACAAGAAGTAATTCTGGAAGTAATGAAATTGCCCCTTTCAGTCCTTCTTTGTTTGAGTTCTGGATTCTGTCCAGAATATCTGTTTTTAACAGTGCTCCGTATCCAAATACAAGTTTGTAATCTTTGCCATTTACTTTTAAAGTTATCATGTTTAGCCTCCCTGAAATTCATGATATTAAACGTCTGTTGCCGGTGTCCACTCTACTTTTGTGTCAAGTCCCTTATACTCTGAAATGATAAGAGAAATAGACATTGTAGCAGCCTCATTCTGGCCAATTTCCGGCATCGGGATTTCCCTACCACACTCTGCAATTACAAAAAATGCATCTGTCATATCTGGGAAATTAACCTGGAACCATGTTGCTTTACCGCCAGTTTTTGCGGTTTTGGATTCTTCATACAGTTTCTTAATCTGCTTAACAGATTTGTCTGGATCCATGATAAATTCGACTTCCCATGTACCGCCTGTATCCTGTCTGCCTGCGGCATACTGAGTTATAAAATCTTCCAGAGCGGAAACGTCAATCTGCTCTGTATCAAGGGAAATACCGCCAATGGACGATGGTAATTCAAGTTGTGTAAATTTTGTAGGTTTGGTTCCAGCAATTGTTTCAACTCCATAACCAAACGTCACCCCAAGGGTTGTAAGTCTAGACATTATTTATCTCCTTTCTTCAAAAGAATTTTATGCAATAAAAAAGGCAGGATTTTACCTGCCATTTCCATTTCAATAATTGTGAATAGTGAACTGTTGCACGTAACCCTGTGCTGGGAGATGTAAAGGATCACCGTCCTTTCTAATCTTCTTTGCCTGCCTGCTTAATTATCTGGTTCACGTAATTACTAAGTCCTGCTACAAGGATTCCCTGCGTGATTGCGGTAAAAATAGCCATTGCGATTTCCTGACCACCAGATATACTGCATGTTGCAATAACGTATATTCCGCAAATCAAAACTCCAAGTACACCCAAGATTGCCGGAATGTATTTGTCAGAAATCGTTTCAGATTTCTTGATTCCCATTCCAATGAAGTAAAGCACAACTGCCACAATCAGGAGTTCTGGTTTTACATAATTCAAAATCTGCTCCAAAGTTCTCACCTCACTTTCGTTTTAAGCATAAAAAAAGAACGCATAAGCGTTCACTCGTTTAATAATTTTCCTGCATATACACGGCTGTACCTGCTGACAACACGTTTTATACTGCCATCAGCATTCTCCATTAATTCCGGGCCATATGTTCTACGATACCCCATATCAACCATAGCTTTGTGGCTTGCATCGTCTATCTTGTATACCTTAGTTAATGGTTTTGTTCCCGATGCAAAACTATCCACCTGAAACGATGGTGTAGTGGCACATTCATTCCCCTCAAGGTCGCTACGTGATGTAGGATTTCCGAGCATATAAAGCCTTGCGTATGCTGTTTTATTTGATGCTAAGGTTTTACTTCTATCCATTGAGTAATTGCCTTTTCCAACAACTTTTTCAACGGATTTCCCCCAATAAGAAAAAGTATCCGATACTGGATTTTTTACTGTATCTAGCATTTGCATCACCTCATTTTGAGTACGAAAAAAGCACCCACCAATCAGGTAGATGCTTTTATACATTACATTATACCAAAGATATCCGTATCATTCAGTATCATCTAGTATCAACTTTACGAACCAGAAAATACTTCTTTTGCAACCGAATGAACAGCCAAAACAATAGCTTCTTCTGCATGATACATAGGCATGTAAGCCCTGTTACCATAGGAATGATGCTTCTGTCCACTTTTATCAATGTACCACCATCCGTTTGGGTCATAAGCATGTGTTTGACCAGGATACGTACCAACTCCATACGGCTCGCCAGAGGGCAATGGATATGTGTCTGTTCCATAAGTAATACCTGCCGAAAACTCGATGAAAAGAACATTTTCCCCTGTAAGCCTAATACCAACACCAACTATATCGCCACTACTGTTATTTATGGTTTCGGTATAATAAGAACCTTTTTCCTCATCAGGTATTGATTCCATTGTGACTTGTACAACATTCAACCCAATTTCCGCAAGCTTATCAACGAATATTTTGTTCTTTCGTATAAGGTTTTCCTTATACTTGTTCAATTCATCAATTGCACTCTGGATTGATTTTTCATTCAGCTTACATTTAATAATTTTTCTAGCCATTTTCTGAACCTATTTTTGAAATTCCGTATCGTGCCACATTTGACTTTTGGCTGTTTATAATTTTAACCAAAACATAATCTGGTGGAACGGTTGGCTTTCCGGATTCATCAAGAACCAAAGAACCATCCTCATTGATTTCTGGAATTTTATCAATCCAGAAAACATCTGATTCCTGCGGATTAAAATTTCGATCAAAACTTGTGATGTACCTATCGTATTCAGGCACATAACCCGATGCCAGTTCTTCACTTGTCCCTGCTGTTGCTGATACGGAAAATTTGTGTAATTCTGGGTTTTGATATTTTGGTTTAGTATCTATACCGTCAAGTTCTTCGACTATCCTAGACCAGTATATTGTTTGCTTTTGACGTTTTAATCCTCTCATATGCTTCCTCCAAGCCCCTCTTTAGCTAATTAGATGTCAATAAATTTGTATTTCATATTTTCATTAGCGTTGACCGTATCTACACCACTACACTGTTTAAGATATAATATGTTATCAATATCATAATGATTTTCTGCTTGATGAATTGAACCCATTTCAATCAAATTGCACGATTTGAATAAGCATCCATCTATGACATATGTAAATCCTTTTAGCATGTATGGTGCAATATCAAGTTGCATGAACTCGTTATCATGAACATTTATAGCTTGGTTATATCCTTTTTGTAGGTTCTCAAAGACACAATTCCTAAACATTCCGTTCTCTGAAAATCCGCTTCCAATTCCAACAACGGGTGCAGTTTTATTGCTATCATCTGTTATATCTGGACGACCTTCAAATTTAAAAATGCAATTTTCAAACGCCCATTCATTTTCCAAAGTAGCACCAGCCATTTCGATATGCACAGAATATCTTGTATTTTTGCAGTCAAAAGTAAAGCCTCTAATTTTCGTGTGCATACAGAATGGCAATAATTCACCACACACATGAAATGGTGCTTTTTCGCTCACGTCTGAAAGAACACATGGTGTAGTTAATCCAGTTGCGCCATTCCACTTGATTACGCACAAATCCGGTCTTTCAGGTGTTTCGCTCTGATAATACACATAGGGCTTTGTTCTCACTCCTTGATAAACACCACTTGAACCAATGCCTGAATATCTTTCTTGTAAGTCCGTGTAAGTGCCATTTTTTACAATGATAGTAAATCTATTTCTGGGAGAGTTTGAATGGATAATTTCATTAGCATGGTAAATGCTTGAGAATGGATTACTTGCACTTCCATCTCCTGATTCATCATTTCCAGTGGTTGCCACATATAAGTAGTTCATCCTATAACAACTTTTTACTTCGTTTTTGGCTTTGTTCCCATACACATTTAGAGCCAGTTTTACATTATTTCCACCAATTTGCTTGTATGAATAAGCCGCCACAAAGCCATCATGTGTTACTTCTCCAACTTCCATGTCATTATATGTAGTATATATTTTAAGATTTTTAGACAAATCAGACACAAATGTTCCTAATTCATCATAAAGAGCTACTGCTGGGAATGAATAGAAATTACCGCTGTAATATATCTTATCCCCTTTTGATACAGGTATCATCTCAGTAACCTGATATGCACCATCATCTTTTACATCATAAACAGGCAAATAATCGTCTGAGCCTCTTATTTGCCCAGTATAAATATTGTACTCAGGGGCATACATTTCGTTGCTAAGAAAAAGAGTGTCGTTTTCTAACTCACTAATTTTTGTTGGGATTTTACTTTTTTAACATCAACATACTTTTTCAGCAAAAATTCAGACCCGCTAGAAAACTTATTTACAAATAGTGTTTTTACTCCTTTCGGAATTACAAATTCATAAATTTCCGTTTCGGTTCCAGTTCCCCAATAATTATAATTTCCATTTTCAGCAGTAACAAGTGAACCTTGTTCGATGCTATTATCAGAAAAAGAAGCACTCGACATTACTATCAGTGGATAATATAGATTATCATTAAAAACACGCCCTTTTACTTGGAATTTGTCATTCTCATTTACAGAGATTACATAACAATCACAGATGTCTTTCCCATCATTTATGGAAAGCAAGAGCCTCTTATCTGTACCTGTAAACATACACGCAAATTTATCAGATAGAATAGTAGCATCAGATGTACAATCTTTAGGTTCTTGTATTACATTAAAGACTGCGCCATCTAAATCACCTAAATCTTCCTTTAGTGAACCAGTTTCCTCTTTCAGTGAAGCAACATCAGTCTTATTCTGCTCGATCTGCTGTGCCTGTTCTGCCGTGGCTCCAGAAAGCACCGGGTTTAATGTCAAATAATCCGTGACAGCACTCTTTATCTTATCATCACTTACAACATTTTCAAACATATGTTTTAAAGCACCATATGCTTTTTCAGAATCAAATCCACGCTCTGTAATATTGGTGATAAGTTTCCATGTCTTTTCTTCACGGTCATACTCATAGTATTCTCCCGTATCGGACATAAAACAGGATGCCCCGCCCGAAGCGTATTTTGCAATAACATTATTCAGGACAGAAAGATCCGTGGATAATCCCTGATATTTTCTTGGTTCTCTCGTATCAACGCATGTGATACTTTTGAAGTCTGGAAGTGTATCACCTGGATTGTATTTCTGACCATCAATAATAACTGTGTTTTCTGCTTTTGCCATCTATGCAATCATCCTTTCTGCCCCAATAGGAGCTACATATGTAAATCGGTTTCCTAAAATATCTTTTGCAACGCCAATTACAAAGCATCCGTAATCGGCAAGCATATTGCACACAAATTCCTCTGCATCCACCCAATACCGCTTCTTGACCATGCGGTGGAGTTCTGGCAACAAACCATAACTGAACATCACGCAATGCCCTAACTCATGAATAAACACACGGTTCAGAAGCTCTCCGTGAAGGTTATTTGCAATTGAAATAATATGGGTGGAATAATCCGATACTCCAAGTGTTCTATTGCCTGTACGATCAATCAGAACATCGGCATGAGGTGAAACAAAGCGGACTTGCCATAAATCCCCGTTCATATAAAATTGTCTTAGCATGGTTTATCACCATCCTTTTTTCTCAAATAAAAAGTCCCTGCCACATTTCTGTAACAAGGACTTAATTTAATTCTTATTTTAATTCATCTGCTGAATGAAACGTGTCAAGTCAGTTTTCATCTGCTGTCTGATTGATGCGTCTGCATCATCCCACATTTCTTTCATATTACGAATAATATCTTCTGTATACTCTTTCATGGAATCATCCATTTTTCTCTTTGATTCAGCATCTTTGGAATCTCGATAATGTCTGCGATTTTCACTGTATCTGTCGTAGGTTTCGCCATATCTGGACTGCTTATGGTTCATTCCATCCATTTTCATATCACTACGGTCTGGATGATATCCCATGCGGTACATGTTACGTTCATATTCTGGATTGTTCAGATATTCTTCCATCCAGTCATCATCTTCCATATACAGATATGGTTTATATCCCATACGGCTTCCTCTGCCTTTTGGGGCAAACCTGCCGTTTGCGTAACGATACCTGTCATATCCCATGCGTCCAAGATACTTTTCTTCCTGTTCGCATTCGTCCATAGCTTCTACGATTCTGTAATCCTTATCTGCACAAATCGCACACTTTACGGATTCCATACAGTCTTTCAGATCGTCCCAGTCTTGAGCACTGAGATTGTCGAAGCCATGTGCCTTGGCTTTTTCCATGGCCCATTTCCCCATTTCCATTGCAACTTTATGCATTACATTGCCCCCTTTCTAACAGCCTGTGTAACAGGTGTGTCTGTCGTTGGGGCTGTACCATTAATTGCTGTCAAATTGTTACTCGGACTACAAGCCGGATTTCCTAACATCTTGAATACTCCACCAGTTGCACTTGTAGCTACTCTGGTTGCGTACTTTGTTCTGGTTCTTACGCCACAAGCTGTAACCTGTGCACAGCAACGATTCTCTAGCGGATATAAAGTTGTTCCTGTTCCTATCTGAATCATTACCGGGGCAGTGATTGTGGTGGCTTCTGGTATACTTTGTGCGATCACAATGCAATACCTTTCTCCATTGGAATAACTGCCTGCGGGGAGTGTAACCACAAGATTGCCCCCAGTAAACGATACAGACTGGCTTATCACAAGATGGTTGCAGAGCTTACAAACATTTTTACAACTCATATTTCTACCTCTCAATCAAATAAGAGGTGAGCCGCAACCCACCTCTTAGAATTTAGTCAACCTCTAAGGGTGAGTTACTTAGCAACAACCACTGTTGCATCCACATCCACCATAATAGGTGTTTGGATTAGGAACAACATATGCCGGAACAGCCGCTGGATTAATTGCATTGATCAACTGCTGTGTCTGTGAAGCCATAGCAGTTGTAAGCAGTGCGGACTGGCGATCCTGAGATGCAGCACGTTTCAGATCAGAGTTCTCTGCCTGTAATGTTGCAATCTTATCATTTACCATAAAATCTAACAGTGCTCTAGCATTACTGTTCTGATTTTCGATGAGGTCTCTGGTGTTGTTATTCATTGTGTTCTGGAGAGCACAAGTGTTGGTAGCAAGGTTGTAGTTGATGCCCTGGATAGCTTCTCTTGTTTCACAGCAACAGCTTGCTAACTGAGACTGCAATGCATTTGTGTTCTGCATACCAGCTACAGTATCGGCATTAATTGCCTGCTGAATGCCGTTGAAGCCCTGAAGCATTCCAACATTCACGCCATTAAAACCACTTTGCATGGTATTGTTGAGAGCATATGTGCTATCGCAGATACCCTGCTGAATGCCTCTGATACCGTTCTGAATATCATTAAGTGCAAAACTCTCGCTAATATCTGAACGGGTTGCCCATCCTTGGAAACCTGCACCATTTGTGCCGTTTCCACCGTTACCACCGAAGCCGCCGCCCCAGCCACCAAATCCTCCCCATCCGAAGATAGCAAAGATCAGGACAAGCCAGATAAGGGAAAAGCCATCACCGCCCCACATGTCATTGGCGCGGTTATTAGAGCCTGTAGCGGCGGCAATGTCGCTAAGACTGTAATTAGAACCATTCATCATGTTTTTAGTCTCCTTAAATTTTATTTACAATAGGAGACATCCGCGGCTGCCATCCCTAATTGTAGCGATTATGAATCACCCAATTATGGGGAAATGTTATAATCCAAGGAATTTCTGGATAATTCCATCTGGTGATAAGTGTTTTTCATTAAATACATTTTGCTGTATTTGATGTAATTGGTCTGCATCACCTTTCTTGTATAAATCCAAAGCATTCTTTAATGTTGGATTGTTACCTGCAAATTTGCTCATATCGTTCATCATGTTATCAACACTTCCGAACCTCTGAGAAATCATTTTTTCAAATTGTTTTTTCATAATGGCATTGGGATTGAAATTCATTTCTGCTTACCTCCGTTCTGCTGTCTTGGGGAATCATTTGTGACCGACATTTGTGTCGGTAGCAAATCTTTTATTCCGGAAATCTCAGAACAAACATCGTTCCGAAGCTGATTGAACATTGCTTCAAAATCAATTTGTTTTTCTTCTTGCTTTGGTTGCTGTTCGTCTGGATTCACAAGTCGGTAAACAAAGATTCTACTTCTTCCATCGGATTGAAGCTGTTTTTTATAAATTTCTGTCCCATCTGTCTTTGGATAGTAAACAGGATTGCCGGACATATCTACATCTTTTGCTTTTACAGTATCAACGCCATCAACCATTTGCCCCTGTATCATTGGGACTTGTGGCATTTGTTGCATTGCCTGTTGCATTTGCATTTGTCCGTATGGCATTGTCTGTTGGTAATTGCTTTGCAATTGGGCTAGCCTGTCTTGATATGGCTGTATCTGCCCATATGCATTATTTATCATCGGTTGTTGTGGGTAATACGGATAACCTGCCATATGCATTCCTCCAATTATATTACAAGATTCTTTCGTCTTGATTATATTATAATAAGAAAGGCATTGTATTTAAACGTCACTATTTCGCCGTATTTTCGCCACAATACAAAGAAAAGCCCCGATAATACATCGGGGCAACTTTAACAATCTTTTTCTTTAATTTTTGATTAATGCGGTCTACGGTTCTTGGACTATACCCCATTATTTCAGATGCTTCTGCAAGCGTTTTTTCTTCGTAGACACGCAATCGGAATAACTGTTTCTCCCTGGAATCAAATCCAGCCTCAATCAAATAAAAGATTCTTTCGTCTTCTGTGAAATCTTTATAATTGTCCATTCCACCGTCCTCCCTAGTGGAACTAATATTACATTGGAAAAACTCCTTTCAGAGCGAATCCTACAATGATTCCGATAATAGCCGTAATAATATAGATCACAACAGCGTCCCATCTTTTACCAGGTTTTTCCATAAGTGACTTTAAATTATTATTCATTTCATCTACGGTATCTTTAATATGATTCAGGTCATTGCTGTATAATGCTGTCTTTTGTTCCAGCAAACCAATGCGGTTATAAAATTCTCTATGTCTTTCCGATTGCTTCTCTTGAATTTCATGAAATTCTTTTTCAAGTTCTGCTAATCGGTGTTCATTAAAGCAATCGTGTTCACATCCCACACTGAATACCTTTCTCTCCCTTGATAATGTTATGCTTTTACCCACCTTTTTAAAGCATCCCTGCGCCATACGGGAGGCAATATAGCACGCACGCTACCATCTTTAAAATCCAGCAAAGGGAAAAACACCATGATTGACATAGATTTCGGTCTCTGAATCCCAATTTCTACTAACAGAGTTTTCAGAGTGAGAACCTTGAAATTCAGCCCCCTGCTTTACTAGAAAGTAAAGAGCCAAATCAAAAATACAATCATAGCATTTCTCCATATCGCTGTTTATTTGCTCTTCTGTGTATCCTGACGGGTAGTTTCGCTTCTTTTTAAATGAACGAACTGCCCTTTTTGCAGACAGTGGAATCATTCTTGCTGTTTCAATGTCGTTATCAATATAGTTCTTTAAATCTTCTACAAGCTGTTCGTCCATTTACTCACCTACCCTTGCTGAGATAAGATCTCTGAGATTATTCCAGCCTTGTTTGTTGCTGTCAGGGCATAGCCATTGTCACTTGCAAGCTGTCTTAACTGTGGTACAGTCATACTGGACAGCTCGCTTTCTGTATATTTATGTTTTGATGTATCATCAACACTTGCTACAGTTGGTGACTGGCTGTTCTCATCAAGACTATGCCCGTTTATTCCCCCTTTGTACCGATTACGATACCGCCATTAGCTTTCGGCACAACTGGAACGAACATACCGGATGCTTTTGTCCATACTGCAACCGGATCCTGCGTAGCCCACATGGAAAGGGTTACGAAAGAACGGTTCTCTTCCTGGATAAACTGTCTGTATTCAAGTTCCTCAGGTGTCACACCCCAGAGGCCAACACCGAAAGAACCGTTAGCATCTGCTTCATACAGAGTAAATACATCCTCTTTGAAGTATCTGGCTGTTTTCAGGGTTCCATCTGCTTTTCTGAAATTAAAGTTCTCATCACAACGATCAATTGTGATTTCATATTCCTGCATAAGCAGATTGGCAAGCTCCTGCTTTGTGAGAAGCCTTTTATTTGCAGCACCCAGAACAGCTGTCTGCATTGCAGTGTTGTTCCGCATGTAGTTAATCATTTTAAGAGAAGTAACAGCCTTGTTCACTACATAACCATTGCCTTCTGCTACAGCTACCATTTTCTGGATATCGCCCATGATATCTGCATCTGGTGCAGACCAATCAGTAAGCGTTACTTTTGCACTTGCTGGAACGCCATAGTCAATTCCCATGTCAACATGGTTCTCTTTGATTGTTACAGCGCCGGTGGAAAGGAACTGTCCTTTCATAACATTTGCTCTTGTAACAACGCCCTCGAACAGTCTGGCTGCATCATCAAATACAAAGTTTTTCAGCGCTTCATTATCCGGCACACCGTTTTCAATTGCCTGCCGTAAGTTTTCGGACTGATTGATTTTTCTCTTAATAAAAAGCTTTTCAGTCAGGACTTTTTCAAATCCAGGTCTTGTGCCGATTTCTGCTTCGCTATCAAGAGCGTGGACGAATGCAACCTCTGGCAGATTCTGTCCAGCCATAAGCCTGTAATACTCTGCTTTCAAGTACTGTGTTTTTGTATCCGGGAAAATAGTATCAAGGATACCTGGTCTTTTAACGCTGAAATCCTGAGAAAAGTTAAGTCTTTCTTCTTGGGTGATTGATTCTAAAATATTAAATGGCATATTTCCTATACCTCCTTAAAATACTGGGTCTTCTGTGGTTACAAAAACGATTCCTGATTTCTCAAGTTCTGTTTTTGCAGTTGTATCAACTGTTACTGGAAGTCTTTTCTCAAGAACACGCCCTGCAACAATCACAGAAATTGGTCTCTTAGCATCATCTGTCATATCAACATCCTCAAACACGATGCCGATTGCACCGGTTGCATTTGTCGGATATACAGACCCTGCTTTGATAATTTTCTTGGTTCCAACTGTTTCAGCATTGGTCTGATTTGCTGTGTAAGTTTTGAGTACCAATCCAACCTCAGATTCAAGGATATTATGGGTGGATTCATACTGCTCGGTTTTCATAAAAGCCATATCTTTTTCTCCTTTACTAAAATTAAATATTTACTGGGGCGTTATCGTTCGCCGGTTTGGTTTCTGGATTCATTCTTGCTGAGTACGCTTTTGCATATTCAGATGCATCACTCTTCTTATCTGGCTTGTTATCGCCGGATCCACCGCCTGGATTAGGCGTATTTTCAAGGGCTTCTTTTTCCCATGTTGCCTTTGCGGTTTCAAGAGTGCTTTTATTTACTTCGGAAATTCCATCAACAAAAGACTGGGCTTCTTTGAGAGCGTCTTCTGCATTCATGTTTGAAAATGCTTTAATTGCTCCTGCATAGGCATCACCTTTCATTCCTGCGTTTGCAAAAATGGAAGTGATTTTTCCTGTGAGCGCTTCTTTTTGTGAAGTCGCAAGTGCTGCTTCAAGATCAGAAATTCTTTTTTCATTTGCAGCTTTCTCTTTCTGGCGTTCTAATTCAGCTTTTTCCGCTTCACTCATGTTTTGCTTTTTCAGTTCTTCCAGTTCTTCTTCCAGTGCTTTTGCCTTGTCGGCATCCTCTTTCAGCTTCTGGGCTTTTGCTTTTTCTCTAGCCACATCAGAGTTGGACTGATTCAAAAACGAACTAATTTGTTCATCGGTTGCATCTGGAAAAATCTTCTTTACATCTTCTCTTGTCATTGAAATCTCCTATCACCAGTACGCTTTTTAACGCTGTTCGCTCAGCACAAGGTGTCTCCCATGATTACGCTATCGGGATGCATTTTATTTTTATGTATTAAAAAAGAGACGATTTCTCGTCTCTGATTAGCTGTATTGAATTGAGCATCGGCAGTTCACGACCTCTTTTGCGCTTGGATTGTGGGAATTGTCTTTTGGAAAGAGCATTAAACTGTTTCCTACCACAAATAACTCTCTTATAGGAATCGTTGTCCCACCAACTTCAAGGTGTGTTCTGCGCTCCCTTCTGTCTCCAATGTCTTTCCATGTTTTATGCGTTTTTCCTGCTTTGATTGCGTCCGTATATTCCTTGTAATTTAAGGAAGTATTGGCTTCGCATTCGGAAATAAACATTGCTCTGTCTCTGGAAAGATAATATTCTTCTTTAATGTGATCGAATGTTGATTGGACAACATCATGTGAGAACTGCCTAACATAACCCGATATGTAGCTATCAACTGTGAAATACACAGCCACTATTGCGATATACTCATCGTACAAGCTGTTCTCTATATATTCTTGGTCAACCTCTTCATTTTCAACCATCGTGTCTATGAGTGACAAAACATAAAGGATAACTTCTTCCATTCGTTCAGAAAAAGTTATCCTTAATTTCTTTTGCTTATCAGAAATAGACATCTTGTCAAAATACTCTTCGTATGGCTCACTCCGTCTGGATTGATCAAGTGCATTTATTTCATCAAAGTTAGTTATTGCACTCATTCTTCTTTCACATCCTTACCGGAAAGTAGAGCTTGTGCTTTCTGCACTTCCTCTTCTGGATTCTCATACAAAGACTGCATGTATGGGAAACTCATTTCATATACTTTCTGCGGATCACTAAATAATCCGCAAGTAATCAATGCAATGAGTGGATGTATTTTGTTTTTAACCAGATAATCCAGCGCCTGTGCTTTCACGAGCATGTTGTCTGTTGGGTTTCTGGTAATTTTTACATCAAAGTCTCTTGTGGTTATTTTAATATCTTTGGTAGTTTTGCGGATGATATTAAGAATAATCCTAACTGATGCTTTCTCGGCTTCTTTGGTAAATGCTTCTACCAGCTTTGCATCACGTTCAGCAAAATCCCATCCATTCCTGAGATACACTGCGTTTCCAGTATCGCCTCCTGTGTTACTCTGCCTATTTGGCATTGCTTCGACAATCAGCATATTGTTGTATATATCATCTTTGGCAACCTGGCTTTCAGACTGATTCAACTCGGCAGTCATTAATTCAACATCTGACTGGCAACCACTTCCAGTATCTTTCACGGAAATAGCGCCAAGTTTTACCATCTTGAGAAATTCATTCTCATCTATCTCGCAGTTCTTGAATTTCATGAATGCCTGTACAAATTGCTCAACACCATTCAGCCTATCAGACTGATACTTGTTAATTGCATCAAACAATGTGATTGCAATTTCAATATCAGATAGCCTGTCATGGTTGTTCGGATATTCGATGATTGGAATTCCACCAAAACCATTAATTCCAACCCTTTTTACTTTTCCATTCTGTATTTCATAAAACTGATTCTTGGAATAGCATAAGTAATATTGCTCTTCGTTTTCGTCTTTGAGGACTTGTACGGATAGCATTGCTTTACCATTTTTTCTGGAATACACAATGTAGCAATCGCCCGGATATGGAATAAAAATTCTGAATGGGGGCATATCGCTGTCTTCCGTCCAATCGTCTTCTCTGAGTATGGCTTTATAAGCAGTTCCTATTGCACTTTGGTAAATTCCAAGCTGGATGTTTCTGGCATCTGCATTGGCTTCATCCAGATAATCATTCAACAAATCAACTTGTTCATTAGTTTCTGCATTTGTATTCTTCTTTTTACAGACAAACTGAATTGGTTCGCCATATATCTGTCCTGCCTTGAATTTGACTGTTTCAAGTGCATGATTTTCAGAAACCTTATTATTGACTTCCGGACGTACTAGCTTTTCACGATACAAGATAGGCTGATCGCCCTTGTAGTACCTGTACAGATAATCAATCATGGTTCGGTTTCTGTTGTGTGTACCAATAGTATCTGAAACGACTTTTACCACATTGTCGGAAGTAATTTGCTCAATGCCTGTGTAGGCTATCTTCCTGCCAAAATCCCCACGGCATAAATTTATGAAATTACTTTTATTCGCCAATAAACCTACACACTCCTTTCATTAAATAAAAAAAGCATCAGGTTTTTGTGCCCAATGCTTTACTTTACATTATACATATTTGGTAAGTATCATTCAGTATCAAAAGGTATCAACTTTCAAAACCTTTTATGTTTTTTATTGCTTTTACCGCCTTTAGATGTAATCGTTTGATAGTCACTTCGGAATATCCAAGTTCATCTGCGATATTGAGAAGCGTTTTGTATTCCACATAACGTTTGAAAAGAACATCGTACAAAATCGGGTCTTCTACCGTTTCTATCGTTCTGATAATTTCTTGCTTTTGCTCCAAGAAATCTGTTGCCATTTTTGAAATCTCTTCTCGTAAATCAATAATCTTTGCAACCATATCTCCCATTGGGTCTTGTTTTGAAGAAGTCTGCACTTTTTCTCCAATCGGGACGGATTTTACACTCATGGATAAGATATTAAGTTGTTCTTCTTCAATTATTTTGTTGTGAATCAAATTGTCATATTTTTCAATCTGGCTTAAATATTGACGAGTTGTCATATCTTATCTCCTTCCCCAAAGAATCAATTTTTACTATATTTCCAAACAAATCCACCAGATGTTTTCAGGTCACCTTTTGCACATTTAGCAATTCCGGAATATGATATTCCTGTTTCTCTTGACGCATCAGTCAAGCTTGCAAAAGAATTCAATTTATTTCCGTTTGTGTCAAACATATCAACTGGCTTAGAATAATTTTCTTTATTTTTCTGATGCCATTTCAATCCTTCTGGCGATTTATGCCATTCAGACGCTTTATTGCGTATATTATTTAGGCTTATTACGCCAAGTTTTCGGAACTCTGGGTTTTTCCAATTATTTAAAGAATGTTTAGAAAAATGCTCAGACTTATTCACGCATTCCAAGTTATTAATATCATTATTAAAAGGATTTCCGTCTTTGTGATGGATGCAGCATTCTGTTGGCACTTTTTGATTATGATAAAATTCCCATATGGCTACATGAAGTCCTTTTGCATGTCTGCGTTCTTCGTTTTTAGTAGACGAAGAAAGATAGTATTTTCTTGCTCCCATAAGTCGATATGTTTTTCCGTTAAACTCGACTTCTTCTGGCTTGTTCAATGTATTTACCATAATTATCTTCTCCACAAAGGATTTTGAACTGCTTTTACAACTGATCCATTTCCTTTTTCAATAAACATTTGAAGCTGAGTGAGCGAGTCTGGGGAGTCGTCATGAGTGTTCTTTCCGAGTTGGACAAAGAAGGTAAGTTCATCCATTGCTGCTTGATACTCTTTGCTCCGATGCTCAGCATCCAAAAAAATAAAGTTTCTTTTTATATCATCTGAATATGCGATAATCTTTGACATTTTTTCCATATTCCCAGGTGCTCTGCTTGAAGTGCAACTACATTTATACTTCTGTTCCTTTAATTTCTCATCAATGTACATCTTGTACATATCTCCACCATTATTGGCCTCAAAGTTAATCTGCCGTATTTCATTTCCCATGATTTTTCCGGCAACTATTGGAAGTGTTGTTTCTTTTGTGCCTTTATTGAATACCCAATCAAAAATATAAACATCTCCATTTTCGTATTCTCGCCCAATAGGCATTGAAAGACTATCTCCACCACCCCATGCAACGTCGCAAGCGGTAACTACTCTGCTATCTCCATCAGGAAGAACACCATTGTATAATCTAAGTTCATCAGTTGGAAACAGAAGCCCTTCACGGATAAACGGATTCTGCTGATATTTAGCTTGCCATTCATTTGAATCCAGTCTGGCTTTCATATCTACGTAATACTTTGTAGAAAAGCCAACTCCGTAATCGTAATCAAAATTAGATTCTCCATCTTCGTTCAATGCTGGAATCTTTCTAAATCGGTATAATGGATTGCTTTGATTCTCTGTTTCTACTCTCCCAAGAGGATCCATAACGTTCCATCGAGTACCAACCATCAATTCTCTTGAACCGTCATTTTTACGGTCAACCAGAACGTTCAGATAATCCTGATACCGGTTTTCCAATCGAGTAGGGCTTAAAGATTCGGTTCTGTCGCGAACAAGGTCATCGACATAAAGATATCCGTCCGAAGATATATCTACGGAACCTGTCCATGTTCCATCAATACCACGGCAAGTAAGAGTTGAAAATCGGTCTGGTGCTCCTAAGTTGATTTCTTTTTTATCCGCTGACTTTCTTTCCAATGTTGATGTTGGAAAAATTTCACTAAATGTATATTCTGGTGTTGAAATCAGATTCTGGATTTCCCCATAGAAACCATCGGCAAGGATTCCACTATGCCCACTCATAGCGTTATGGCTGTTTGGTCTTTTTCCCATTATCCAGGACAAGAAGAAAATACATGTAGTGGATTTAGCCGTTCGGGGTGGCATTGATACACCCAGAAATTCAATCTTCCTGTCTTCTAAGTCCTGCAAGTCCTGCACGAGAACTTTCAACGTCTTTTTTCTCGGCTCATAGAATTTTCTGCGTGGCTGTCTGTTCTTTTCCATGTAGTACAGATAACTCTCGAACAGCCATGGTGCTTCCATCAATAAATACTGCCAGTAAATATCGTCAAAATTGCCACTTCCCGTCAATGCAGCTTGCCTTGCGGCTGTATTATGAGCATACTTGCTTACTTTCATTGCCATGTTCCGTGCATCCAGGTTTTCCTTAAAAGGAAGGTCAATATTCATATTCAGAAGTAAATCAAGGCAATCCTTCTGATTCTGTAAGATTGTCATATCACCACTGATGATTTGATTTAAGACTGCCCGATACCATTCAAGCGAACCTTCTGTGAATTTTTGCATAAAAATAGAGCCAGACCTCCTTTCTTTTAGGATTTAGTCTGGCTCTCATGTGGCTCTTTGACTGGTTTATTTATTTTTCTTTTTTAATTTCAAGTATTTTCTATATTTACGACTGTATTTCCGAAGAATCAAATCAAGCATGATGCTATTTGTTTGTTCTGTGTTTTCTGACATAGTTGTGAGATACGGATAATCTTCTCTATCATCTACTAATGTCTTGAAAATTAAGTCTAAAGCAAACTGAGCACTGATAGGTGGGTCGCACAGCTCAAAGTCTTTATCCTTGTACCACTCATCAATCTTCTTTTGAAAGCCATCAAAGGATATTTCTTCGTTCCATATCATACATTCACCTCGAATAAATTTACATTATTTTCTAAACCACCAAATATGTTTATCAAGAATATCTGCTTTTACATCACCATCAACATAATATTCACACCCATCACCTGCAAATTCTGCCGGTGTTGTAAATTGTGGTATTCCATCTGGTTCCAATATGACACACGCCTGTCCAGAAATATATCTTGTTACAACGGCTGGTTCGCTACGCCACCAAACTTTTCTTCCGATAACATTTTTATCAAAATCAATTTCATTCAAATTCATTGGGTGATCTAAAAAATCATTAATCATGCACTTCGCACGTTCAATACTGCCTCTTACATCACAGAATTTTTCACCGTTTCTGGTTATAAACACGTTTCCAATTGTTATTGCTTCAAATTCATCGTGTCTGTATCTTGCATGATTGTAAGGCGCATAATTTATGCCCCAACATACAGGCTCTCCATTGAATTGAACAAGATTCTCACAACTTGGTTTTTCATTTCTTGGATAAGCCCATAAATTGTTATTTCCGTATTTTCCACCGATTGTATGTATATAACCTTCTATTAAAACGACAAAATACGGTTTCCTATTAATTACTGTGTCCCAGTCCATTTGACGCATTTTTAATTTGGAAATGTCTGTATCTCTATCAATTAGCCTAATACTCTGCATTTAATACTTCCTCCAAGTTTCATACATTCACCTCAAACTCTTTCTTGCAGTTGCTACCCTTGCATTTCAATTTAAGATGCCGAATTTTTGTCTCTTGGCTAATCAGAAGTGCTTTCTTCTCGCAAAAAGGGCAACAATACCACAGTTTGCCATTGATGTTCTTTATTAATGCCCGTCCGTCCCACAGCTCAGGTGGGTTCATGTATTCAGAAAAATTTATTCCTTCGGATTCAAATGCTGATTTAATGCTCCTTTTTTCTCACTCCTTTTCGTCCTGCAACTCTACGTATCATAGGGATTCCATGCATTCTGCGAAAATTATTCTGATTTATTCGATTTGGGAAAATTAACGAATACAATATTTTGTTTGATAATGCATGTTTCATTTCAAGTTTGACTGCTTTTCCGTCGCATAAAAGCAAATTATCTTCTTTTTCAACAGATCGTAGTGAACACTCAATCAAATCTCCCGGAAATTCTGGTATTCCAGAAATTTCTACCTCTTTATCGCCTATAAAGAAAAGCTTTGATTTGTCTTTCTCGCCCATATCAGCTCACCCCATGAATCTTTCTTAGATTTGCATATCGGTCAACTATTACGTCCAATGCAGTCTGAAGCTGATTGATTGTGATGCAATCGGACTGATGCTGTCTGTGATATTTTGCGATTTCTATAGATTCGTCGTAAAATGGTGTATCTGTCTTTTCGTCCGCCTGTCTTTTTAACTCGTTATTATAAGCACACATATTATCCAGTTTAGCCTGAAGCTCATTGATTTTCTTATTTTTGTTCAGAATTTCATGTTGCTTTGCTTCGCTCTCATCAGCCAATCGAACAACCTCTTCTTTCAACTGATCTACTGTCCAACTCTTCAAATCTTCAATTCTCATAACAATCCTCCATTCACACTCAATCCGTCTTCTCAAATAATCCAAGAATGAACTCCCGTCCCATTTGTGTAATCCGTCTATGGTAGATTACCTTTCCTGAATCCAACACTTCCTGTTTGATTTCTTCATATCCGCAGTCACTGTAATTGGAGTACATCAACCACGTACCGTTCACCTGATACTGTATCTTTTTCTCTGCCAGAATCCGGTTGAGCTGCATCGCTGATTTCAGTCCCAGTTCCTTTGCAATCTCGGTAATGGTATAAGTTTTGTTTACGTGCATCAGAATAGCATTCCTCCTTTCGGATTCTACTCTTGCAGCACGTTCTTCTTTTAGTTTAGTCAGAAGCTCGATGCCGAAGTCTGGATTGTTCAGAATGTTATCAATCACGTTATCAGTGGCATATATGCCGTGTTTGCGGATTGACGGTAACACTTCCGATGTTACCCACTTTTTAAAATGTTTAGCGGACGGAAGCTTGCTCGAAAGAATAAGGCTGTAAAGACCAGATTCATTAACGATGTACATTTCACGGCTTTGACCTGAGTCGGTGAAACGCCTTGTCAGCTTATCTTCATCATCCACATGTCTCTTTATTGCATCTGATGTATCTTTATATCCCAATATTTCTGCAACGTCTTTTCCAACGAAATATGGCACTTCCTCAACCATCACTACACGTACAGAACCTAATTCTGCATTTTTAAAAACTTCCGGTTTATTCATTTTCTCTTTCCTCCCTGTGCTTCATCTGGCACTCGATCATCTTTGCTACATTCTCACGTTCCTGCTTTATTCCATGTCCTTGTCGGAATAATTCGCATTCAAGGATATTCCCGCATTTGGAACATTCATCGTTAATTTCTTTCCCCATTATCTTCATCTTCAATTTCTTCCCAACATTCGCAACTATCATCCAAGCATCTGAAATCTGCACGATGTTTGCTTTCACCATTACAGCAGACACCTTCGTATGTTGCGTACCATTTACATGTACAACAATAATCTTTTTCTTCCATAAGTCACCTCATTAAGCAAAAATTCCAGTACACGGACTTGAACCGTAACTAGCCACCCAACGTGGAATACTGGAAACCATTAAATAGACGTAAGGAGTTTCAAAATGAAACTTGTCCAGTGCTAGCAATTCACCGGAATCGGAAAGGCAAGATTCGAACTTGCGACCTCACTTTTGTAGTGCGCTCTCCCACCTGAGCTACATTCCGTACCGCTTGTCACGGCCAGTTAAAAAACTGAGTTGATTTTCACCTTATATTTCATTCAACAGTGATACAATCGTATCTCTCTGAATTGATTGTGTTTTCCATAGCCTCAATCGGATTGTATCCAAGGTTCTGTAATACCTGTTTGAATACTGTTACCGACTGACCGCTTGCAAGCTGCACACCTTTTCTTGTAGCATCTGCATGGAACACATCATGTCTGCTGTTGACATTCCAGAAGATAACATTCGGAATGATGTATCCAGCTTTTTGGAATTTGTTTGCCATTTTGTCATAGAAAGTCCAGTCCTTATTCCCGCAGTAATCAATTTCCATATCAGAGATAATAACTATAGCTTTCGGCATCTCTTCTTGTGAAACGTTGTTCTCTTCAGCAATATCAAGTACTTTCTCAAATGCAGCTTTAAGGTTTGTGCTACCACCCCAATTTGCTTTTGCAACATTGATTATTTTCTGGTGAAGCGTTTCGCCCTTTAATGCGACGATCTGTGGCTTGCTAGAGAATGTCATAAACAGATTATGATATGCTCCAACATTTCTTTCTGCAAAGTAAATCGCCAATCCTATTGCAGTGGCTAGCGGTCTGCCACCATTCCAAGACATTGAACCAGATACATCAGCCATTATCAGTGCATTTGTTCTCTGCTCAACATAATCTGGAAATGCTTTCCACTGTGCTTCAAGAACTTTGTTATTTTCTCTTCCATAAAGGATTTTTTCTACGATGTCGTATGGATACAAGGTTGAAGCATTGATTTTAACTTCTCCTTTATCAGCTTTATTGATAAATTCGCTGAATCCATCTGAATCATGCTTTGCAAAGGCTCTACGATAAATCATCATTGCACGGCTTGGAACTTCTGGATATTTAATCTCGTTCCACTTACCGGCAGACATAAGACTTTCGACAACACCTATCTGTTTTCTCATGCTGCGAACGATTCTCTTAAAGTTGTAAACTGGATATCCTAACTTTTGTGCAGTCAGAATTCCTAATTTTCTAGTCTTTGCACTACTTGCATCAGCAGTTTTAATCCATTTAGCAAGCAGAGAAATTGTTTTGTCCTCATTAAGATTCTTCAAATCTTCCTCGAACTGATTTTTCATGGTCTTCCACATATCATCTTCCAATGGAGTTCCAATCAATTCATAGAGATCATCGTATCTTCCAAATACTCCAACCAAATCAAGGTTCGGTCTGAGTGCTTCTGGATGATGCTCTGCCATATAGCGAATAATGGTTCGGAAAGTTTTTCTTTCTCCAAGTCCGTAACGAATATCTCTTGCATAGAAAATTATCTTTGTTGCAAAGAGTTTATCCTGTGCATACGCTTCTGAGAACAATGTAGTGATTCTATTCTCATCAGCATCTCTTAATGCTCCAATAGTTCCGAATAGATCAAGCCTTGCATCGCTTGTAGTGTTCAGTGCGACTGCGCCATTTTCAGTTTTTGTAAACTTGCTTTCTTCTTTCATTGCATTTGAAAAATCCATATTATTCTCCTTTCAGGACACAAAAAATAAAATAATTTATAAAATATTCGCCTAAGATTTTATTTAAGAAATAAGTTGCTGTAAGTGTCCCATTTTTTTCATGATGCTTTTGGTTTTCATAATTCAAATTATGCCCAAATGATTGCTGTAAGCACCACATAAGTGGCAAGGGGTGGACTCGAACCACCAACACGTACCTTGTAATGGAAAGAACGATTGCTGTAGAAGTCACGAACATGACTTACAATCTTTTTTACTGCTCTACCAATTGAGCTACCTCGCCATATTGCCGCCTATTACGGTCAAACACTTAAGCAAAGTGTTTGGGTTGAATTTCACACTCCAACAGAAAGAAGCCAAGTGAGAACTTGCTTTTAATGTAGTTGTAGGAGAGGGCAAGCAAGAACTCCTTGTGTTAATCCGCTGAACGATAGACGGATTAATTGCAGGAGGTGGATTTGAACCACCGTCTCTGGCTAAGGAAACCAGAAAGAAAACCACTTCTCTATCCTGCTATACACTGTTTGGAAGAACCATTTCAAGCACGTTCACTTATTGACTACTAGAGGAAATTCACTTTGCCGATAAGCAATACATACTCGGAACTCGGTCACACATTCTACCATGTACTGCCATGTGTTTTTCCTACCACCAAACTTTCAGTCTCCAAACAGGAATGGGAGAAGATGGAGTTGCACCAACCGAGCCACAATGGCAACAGATTTACAGTCTGCCCCGCTACTTCTTACGGTATATTCTCCCAGAACCCGGTATAATCCGGGTTAGCAATATGTTTATCGTGTTATGCTTTCCACTAGGCTGTTTTATGCCGTGCCAGCCCCACGGAGTTGTTTTCGGATATTTCTTCACCTTTTACCTGAATACATGTACCTTTTGAAAACTCCTGTGATCAACGTGCGCTTCGTTGATATTTTTAACTCCAAGGTACTTCCCTGCAAAGAAAAATGCCCCATGTCCAGGCTATGCCGTATCATCCCCAGAAAAGATATCTTTCTTACTGTGCAGGTAAATTTTTTCCATTCATATATCGGATGAATGGCTGTTGAGAAATGGACACTACAGGATTTGAACCTGTGACTGATTGCTTATGAGGCAACTGCTCTCCCACTGAACTAAGTGTCCTGAGATACCAAGTTCCGTCACCGAACTTCCCTTGGCACTGTTGTAGTTCTTTCCCTCACAGCCACAACAAAGGGTCTGCTGCTTATTTTATTGCCATGTTTATAACAGGCGAAGTCTTCCGGGGCTTTTGACACCCCTTTAATCAGCCCCGTTGGGCTAGAAGACGGAGGAAATTAAACGAATGAAAAAAAACTTGTGATGCCCTTGCAATAACATCACAAACGGGGCTAGAGGGATTTGAACCCACGAATGCAGCAGTCAAATTGCTGAGCCTTACCACTTGGCGATAGCCCTATGATGGCTCCCCGAAAGCACCAATGAGGAGCCTATAAAAATGTGATATATTCTACGTCCGGTTTATGATATTTACGCCCATATGATGTAGTGGAATATTGGGAAACACTTATTTATATGCCACTACTTTTCTCACATGGGCTATAGCGAGACTTCATGTCTCGAACACAAGTAATTGTAGCTGTTTCCCTTTCGCCAACTTGTGTTTTCCTTAATGTGTTTTATATTAACTGGCTCACATATGATAAACACAGTTAAAACCATCGAAAATGCCAAAAGCATATATTTACCTCACAATGCAAAGCATAAGTATGTTTAACACAAAGCAAAATTCCATTACTAAAAAGAAATTTAATGAGTACCTCTCTATTTTTTTTCCTGAATCACTAGACAAAAACATCCAAAGCGTAATAGCGAAGAAAATGTTCAAAATAATCCCAAGTGTAATAAAGCCAGTTCTCATTTCTCGTCTCCAATAATAAAATCAAGCATTTTGCCTGCTATCTCTTCTTCTGGTTCAAATGGCAATCCACAGCAATTATAATGCTCCAAAGCTGATTTTAGGCTTGCTTTGAATCCATGGTAAATTTCCCCATGCTGTAGTAATTCGTGCCTTAAAACTGAAATTGCATCAGTAATTGATTGAGGATCAATGGAAAAGCTAATTCCGTCAGGTAAACCCTTTGGGCGTGTTTGCGTCTTAAACTGTACCCCTATTAATCCGATAAGTTCCACTGAATCAATAAATACTCTGAAAGCAGGCATTCCGTATTCAGTGCTTTCCATTTCTACAACAGGAATATGTACATCTTTTTTCATGCTTCCTCCACCTCACCAAAATACTGTTTGTACAATTCGTAATCATTTTTACCGATTAAAACTTTAACTGTCTCTTTATGTTCTATCCGAAGGTTGCTGTATGTAAAAATCAGTTTAATAATTCGTATAGGACATTGTTCATCATCGATAATGACATCACATGTGACTCTAACTTCTTCCTCAGCTGAAAACCATTTGCCGCATGGCGTTAAAAAATAAACTCTACTTGTTGGCGCGAGATATCTCAAACTCTTCTCATCAGAAAAAATCTTTTCCGCCGATTCTGTATCGTATAACTTACCATCTTCCAGAACAGCTTTCGTATGGTTGTACGCATACACTACATTGCGTTTTAATGGCCTTTCTTCTTCTAATATCTCAGAAAGCCTTTTTTTATTTTTAAAAATTTTTTCGAGTATCGACATTTACTTACCTTTTCCGAAAATATTCTGCCAGGGCTTCACGAGTGATTTGTGAAACGCTTTTGCCGGTTCGATTCTTCTCGATTATCAGTTTGCGTTCCAAATCGCCGGATAACCGTATACGTATTGATTCACCTTGCGGATTGTATCTTGCTTTCTTCATAGCGGAATAACTCCCTGTCCTTATTTTCGCATTTATCAAAAACATCCTTTTCTTCGATAAATCCGATCTTTATCCAGTAATCAACTATTGCTGCTTTTAATTCCGTGATTCTTAAATCACAATATTCAGATAATGAGGATTGAAATTTACTCACAAGGTCATATCCTGCTTGTAACGGATCTTCCGAAAAATCACGGTCTATTTTTTCACGCAATGTATCATCACTTGATCTTCCGATCAAAAACTTTTTCATTTCATCACAGAAACATTGTGCTTCTTTTTCTAATCTTTCAGATTCATCAAGAAATTTAATTGCTCCTGACTTTAGGATAATTCCAAAATCATCTATTGAAGCATTAAACAATTCCGTGTTGGGGATTCTTTTCTCTGAAAGCATTTCATGTATGATACGTTCGTTTTTCTTGTAATTAGTGTGCCATGGACTAATTGCAATGCGTGTAACTTCTTCTTGCATGTAATTCGTCAAATAATGTTTCAAAATCTTGGCTCTGTCCTTGGGGGCTTTTGAACAACCAATCTTTGAAAACTCTCCGTTTTTATATTCCATGCAATACACAACTCCCGTATAACACGAAGGACACCCATTTTGTAACTTATCCAGTTCGTCAAAGTTTTCTCTTTTAAAGATCATCATTTCATTCATTCTTCATACCTGCCTTTCTGATATTGCCTTATTTCTTCTGGCAGAGAAACGGTTAAGGCTTACCGCTTGTCGTGTTGCAATCACTATCTCTGCCATGTGAGGAGAGCCTTTTTTATTTTTTTTGAAAAATTTTAGGCTTGATGTTTAAAAGGGGCTTTTTTATTGTTTTGGAAACTTGGGCAATCGACCTGGCTATGCAAAGGCTATATATAGACCCCCCTACCCGATGCGCCTGCATCCTGTCCGGCTCTGCCTGGTGCAGTGACCAGCTGAACCGGTATTATTTTCAATCCCCGTTATATTATTGCGTAAAATGAAAATTTGTCGCAATAATTCACTGTCATTTTGCATAATTTTAAGCCTGTATATTGTGCATTGTGTATAATTCTGCTGTTTTCACGTTTTTAAAGCTTATTTGTACGTCTATTGCGTACATTTACAAGGCTTTTTGTTTGCCATCCTGCTATAACTCCGGCTTGTCTACTTCCGGAAGCTCCAGCACGTTTTTGTATTTGTCTGCGATCTGCTGGGCGCTCTGTTGTGGAATGCCCTGCTGCTGCGTTGTCTGTACTGGTGCGGTCTCTGCCATGCCATATGCTGCTTTTGCAATAAATATCAAATTGGCGTTTGTACCAGGTTGATTATTTAACCTATTGACTGTGCAATTTTTACAAATATCAAGCCATTTTTTGGCCGTGGTGCCATGTGATGAGCTTATTCTGTAATCTCCGCGCATCCAATCGCTAAAAGTTGAACGATTAATATTAACCAAAAAACTAAATACTTCCAACGTTGGTAATACATTGTATTTAGTGCATATCCTGACAAATATATTAAATATATTATCCAATAACTCTATATCATCATTACTTGGTTTAGGTATTCTGTCGGAAATATAAAATATCATATCTACAAAACTATCTGCTATTACTGCTTTATACTCTTTTTGAGTATCATAATCCTTAGGTGATACTTGCAATACATTGTTGATATATTGATCCACTAATCTACAAATATCATTCTCATATACTTCTATTCCTTGATCTGTTACAACTGTATTATTATTTTTCCTTGTATCACCCCACTTTATTACGTTAATTCATAAAATAAAAAAAATACTTGGCGAAACGCTGGAACTATTCGTTTTGTTCACGTCGTCCCGATACGTTTATCCAAGTACTTTTAAATCTTTGTTGCCGCTCTTTAATTGTTGGGTTAATCTTATAGGCTTTTTTTTTAAAAGTCAATCCCTTAAAAAATATTTTTTTATTTCTCCTACCTGCTTATAATAATATAATATATATAAATATATACACCTATATATATCTATACGGTACTGTATAGCATGTATTTATTAATAAACTTTGGTATCAGGATCTAGCAAGGGAAGGATATAAATATTATGAATATAATTATACGTTATAAATTATATTATAGTATCTATATATAATATATAATATAGTCCCCAAAATAGCAAATAAGGACATAAAAAACCAGGCTTTCCAGAATATTTCTGGCTTAACCTGGTTTGTAAAATCGTCTATTTATTTCCGGTTGCTTTCCAGCCCTGCCCTTGCTGAGTCCGTCAACCATCGTTACTGGTAACTTATACCGATTCGTCGGAAAAAGTCAAAGGAGATTAAAAAAATTATTTTTAGCAAAAAAATATTGACAACTGGCCGCGATCCGTGCTATATCTGTTATAACAGCTTCGGCGGTGGGGCTGTTATTTGAAAACTGAGTTTTTCAATCCGTCGTTACGCCGCCACAAATAAGCATTATAAAAGCCTCTTGGAAATTATCCAGGGGCTTTATTTTTGTATTGATAAATATAAAAAATTGTGATATTATATTTTTAGTCGCTAACAGTCGGATGCTTCTGTTGGTGGTCTCCGGTAGCGATTCCGCCGGGGCACGGATTGAAATATTAGTATTTACTTTAATGAGCAACAAAAAAAGAAAGCCACATCTAATTTTTTTAGGTGCAGCTTTCTTTTTGATTTTATGCGTTTTTTCCGTCCCCGTAACATTTATAAAATGATTCGGTTAGCTCTGCCAGTTCTTCCGGCGTCAGCTTTTCTTTTAAACTGTCCGGGATCCGGCCATAATTGGCCCGGAACGTATCCCCACAGGAGCCTATCTTACAAGCTTCCCGGACTTTCTGGAGCTTGTACATTCCGGCGATCTCCTCATCGGTAAACTCGCCATTTCTGAGGGCTTCGCGTCCCTCTTTATCTCGGTCAAGTCCTAATGCCTTGATCGCTTCTTTTTTACTGACAATTCCTATGCCGTTAATTTTCATTTTTGATTTCCCCCTTCGCATGCTCTAGCAAAATTAATAAAATTCTGCCCGCTCAACAGTTCTTCCGGGATCGGCTCCCAGTCAGCCCCCAGAGAAGACACAAAAGCATCTTTCTGGGCATCCGTCCCGCTCAAGGAAGCGGTTGTTATTACTGCCGTCCCTATAGCCTCGGGATCGTTCTTTGCTACTTGTTTCAATTCAAATCTTTCCATGTTCTTTTTCCTCCTGATCCGCCCCGTCTGGGGCTTTGTGCTTGTCTTCTTTAACTGTCTTTATTATACATTATTTATAATGTAATGTCAACACTATTTTTACATTATTTTCAATGTTTTTATCTTTTTTCTGTCTCTACATATTTAATCACGTTTCCCGGCTGTATGTCTAATATAGTACAGATCTTATCTAATGCCTTAATCCCTACCATTTCATTTTTTCGTAATGCCTGAATTGCGTTTTCCCCTAGTAATTTTTCTTTTCTCAATTTTCCGGTATTATATCCAGCTTCTTTCAATGTTTCGAGAACATCTATTTTATATACCAGCATTTATTTTTTCCTCCTTTTGGCTTACTTATATATTTTCATTATATATTTAGATCTTTCATTTTGCAAGTATTTTTACATTAGAAATAATGCACAAATTACCATATTGTAAATTACATTATATTTGGTGTATTTGTATATTGCATTTACATTAAAATTAATGTATTATAATAACTGTAAAGAGGAAATAAAAAAGCCGGTTGTAATCCTACCAAGACGCACAACCGGCACCTAACAAAAAAAATGAAAGGTAGCCCCATTATAACAGGGGCAAAGGTAAAAAGCAATGTTAAAAACAAATTCAAAAGAAGTTATGAATAAAATTAAAAAGGTTATCATGGACAGTTATGAAGCAGCTGAGGAATATTATACATTTGACGGCGGCGCAATGAAAACAGAATATAATGAAATTTGTAAAGATATTTTAAACATGTTTTACATTGAAAAATTGCATCTTGATAACAGATATAAAGCCGGACGTATTAGCAAAGCAGATTTATTTATGGATTGGATGCAGGGACTGCCGACAGCTTTTCCGGTTGCTGATGATATTTTTTTACATAGTGCCGTTGATTTCCTGGGCGATCTTCTGGACGAAACCGAAGAAGAAAAGCAGCGTTTTACAGACGAACAGGCAGAAAAAAGATCCGTTTATCTTCTGTATAGAGAACTAGAAAAGAATGCAGCAAAATAACAGGAGACCACGCAATATTTTTCAATAGCTGCATAAAAAAGGAGGGCTATACAATGATTAAAATAGACATGTGGTACAATAATAAAAAAGAGCAAGCAACCGGGCTAGATATTCAGTTTAATGATTTAGGCTGTTTTTATTCTGGTAATATTAGAATTTTCGGTAAAATGGTTGGTGATTATTACGCTGACAGCGTGCAAGAAATCTGTGAAGCGTTTCCACATCTGAAAAAAGAAATAAATGCTTGTTTGAACTAAATAAAACAATTCCGGGCGGGGCTTTCCCGCCTGTTTTTCTAATCAGAAAGGGGCTTTTATATGATAGATAGAATTATAAAACCAACGCCAAAACAGACTATTGAAGCCATAAAAAGCGGCGACTTCTCCGAAGTTGATAAAATTGAAGAATCAGCAGAAAAGGACGCTAGACAAGTATTTAATGCCGTTGCTTCCGGTTCCGTTCCGCTGATCTGGTACGACTTGCCGCCGGTTCGCTGTCAGTCTGGGGCTGTGTCGTTCCTACGGTATGCCCTGCATAGATCAACTAAAAATCCCGGCTTTTTGCAACTGTCTTGCATGGAGATAAAAGACGGGCGTGTAATTCCAACATCAGACCGGCAGTATAATATAACTGACGGCTTCCGGGAGTTCTTCCGGGACTTGCCCCGGATTGCGAATATAAATTATTTAGAGCAGTAAAAAACGCTGCTCTTTTTGTCGTGCCCTGCGCTTGTTTTATTTAAAAAACTTTATATTTTTGTTTTAAAATGTTACATTAGTAATAGTAAAATGGAGGACATAAAAAATGGAAAAAATAAATATTAACGAATGGGAAAATGTTGTAAAAAAAGAGATATACAACTATTTTAATACTTATGCAGTCTTTGACGATTCCGGCAAAAAAGTTGACATTATGCAATGTATAAGTAAGTTATCGGCCGAAGATCCAAAAAATATTGTATTAGGCTCACTATATACAGGCCAGCATGATTATATACAAGGTGTTGGAAAATATGATATATCTGTATATGATGACTTAGCGGGCGAACTGGAAAACACTTTAATAGACCAGTTTTATAATATTAATAAAAAATCATTCGGCGAAGATTTAGAAAGCTTCGCAGATTATTTTTTAAGTGAACATACTATTTTATTAAAAACATATATCTATGATATACTTGATAATATTACACCACAAAAATTAAAGGAAATTATTTTTTGACTTGCTGCCCTGCATCCGCTCCGGGCGGCGGTGGTTCGTGACCCGTGCAGGGCTTGCCGGGTATATTGTGCCCTGGCATATTGCACTTTGGCAACTACATAACGATTTATAAGCACTTATAATGGTTTTATTGGCTTTTTATGCCTTGATGGTATATTTTACCGATTGCACATTTTTAGACCGTTTAAATTAATTTTGAGCAATCAATAACAAGGGATTGACGGCACGTTATAATAGCGGTATGATGATTATATATATCATCGTCCAGCTTTAGCTTGGATTCTGTCCAGGTTTGCGGCTGCATTTATTCTGGATCGCTTCGGGCGGTTTTATTTGTGTACCGTTTTTACACGCTGTTTTTCTGGTAGTTTGTGCAGCTGGTGCCGGTTTATTGCCTTTGTGGGCTTGTAATTGGCGTTTTACGGCTACCGGTATGCGTGTATGTAATATTTATTGCTCCAACATCTGAAAGCGTTATAATTGCATTTTGTGCGCGTCCTGGTATATATTATTATGCATGTATGTAATAATGCCGTTGTTGATCGCTTGCAGCTTCCGGGGTTGTTCTCGGGGTGCGTGCGTTCTATCCGTGCGCCTGGTGGCTCGCTGAAGCTGGCGCATATGTACAGGGGTGTAAAATTGTGCCCGGTTGCGGTTCTGATCCGGTTTTTGTAGCTGCTTTTTAGCTTGTTTGCACTCTGCCAGCGTTCCCGGTGGTGGTATTGTTGCCGGTGGTCTGCTGCCTGGTGATATATCAAGTTTTTAGCGCTCAATTAATGCAAGTGCCAGCAATGCCCCGGACATTTACAACAAGTGTAAAATCGAGATTCAAACCGGCGAAAACACAGAACGCAAGGGCAAGATAAAAAATTAGGGAGTAGAAAAACACATGCCGATTTTTCCCTCCCATTTTGAAAACGAATTTTTACACAAATATTTCTGTAGCGTAAAGTTCTGAATCGTGAAAATTTACAATTTATTAATTCCATCTTTCTTCCTGGTTCCGTATCTTCTCCTCTGAGAAGATTTCATTAATCGCTCTGTTCGCTCAATCTGTGACTTTGAGAGTTTCTTCTTCCTCTGATAATTGTCAGTTGTTGTTCCCATCTATATACCTCCATCATTTATTTTCTGATTCCTGGTCTTGAAATTAATAATTTCTACATCTGTTTCTAATTCTTCCGGTACTCTTCCAACAATAATAACTCTGATTGGCTTTAATCTGTATTCCATTTCCTTGAAACCTTGGCAAAATTCTATGCGTGATGCTTTGCTCTTTATTCTTCCGTTTGTGCAGCAGGCAACTGTACTTCTTTCCGGCAAACCATCAAAGCACCAATCCCAACAATACTCTGGTAGTATATTCACACTTGGAATAACCTGTATGCCGTTCAGGATCATATAATGTGCCAGTGCATGATTACGATATTTGTTCCATAAGCACATTGCAAGCGGCATTCCATTATTACCTACAGATATGCTAAAATCCGGCATAATTACCGCATGGAAACACTTTAAATGTTCCAGGTATTTATCCGGATAATTCCACACCCTTTGAAATTGTACATCATCAATATAAAAATTCACATCCAGTTCTCGGTGGTTCTTAATTTTCTTACTGAAGCTTTCGGCAAAGTCCACAGTATCTATTCCAGGTGTGATGTATGTTCTTGGAATTTTAGGAATATTGTACTGTCCTGCCGGCTCTGAATCTGTTATCAAAAACTCTTTCATTACGTCATAAGCTGTGTGTATCATTGATTCCACTCCCAAAATTCATTTACAGTGCTAATTTGTACGTATAATTATACAATACAACATCTTGTGTCTTAATGCAATTATTTCTACTAAATATCGTGTGTTGTTCTGGGAATATATTTAATTTCATACTATCGGAACAACGCAAGGGAAACCCCCATTTTTCAACGCTTCCGTCTTTCAAATAAAACGACAAGAGGCATGATCCATCCAACGGCTCAACCAAAATTTTATCGAAAAGTTCATCGACAACCAACCTGTTTACATCGTCAGGAACAATGCCTTTGAACTTTTCCAACTGCTTTTTTATAGCATCAATCTGATTGTCAATCGGCTCTGGTTCCTTGGCATTTTGCAAATCAAAAATACGCTTTTCGGTTTCCTTGATTTGATTTACATACTCTTTGTTCCTGGAAACAAATTCACCATCAGATATGTCTCCACTCAAATTGTACTCAAGTATTTTTTCACGCTTTAGTTTCAACGTGTCAATTTGCCTTTCGAGCCGTTTTATTTCATCCAGATTATCGGGTCGATTGTCTATAATGGATTTCAGAATTTCAAAATATTTTTGGAGAATCTGGTCTATATTTTCAATTGACTTGTTTATCAGATTTGCAATAATTACTTGCAATTCCGCTTCTGACAGGCCAAAAGAATTGCAGGAATTTGCTCCATTCCTTATTTTGTGGCTACACACCCACCTAGCATCTTCTTTTTTGTGAATACAATGACGTTTCAGCCAGTAATGCGCTCCATCATTGGCACATATTAATTTCCCAGTAAATATATTCTCCTGCTTAAAAGATGTTTTTCTGGATCTTATTGCATCGCCACGCTCTCGCATGTAGGTGTTTGCCTTTTCCCAGGTTCTCTCATCAATAATCTGTGGCACTCTGGATCCATCATCTTTAAACATGACCCATTCGGATTGAGGTAAAAATTCTTGCTTTTTGGTAAACATGTCAACAATTTTGACCTTTCCGCCGCAAAAATAACCTTTGTACTTTGGATTTTTGATGATGCTTTTAATAACGTTTCGGTCTATCTTTTTGCCTTTTAAGCTTCGATACCCCATATCCCACAGCTTTTTTTCAATCTGTGGAGTTGTTATCCCGGAAGCATAATCACGGAATATCATTCTCACCATATCAGCTTCCTCTGGAACAATAGAAAGTTTCCCCTTATCGTTTGAGTATCCGTACATCCGGTGTCCAAGTACAACACCATTTTTGATTGACTGCGCATGACCGAATTTTATTCTTGAGGATAGCTTTCTGATTTCATCCTGTGCCACTCCAGCCATAATTGTCAATCTGAGTTCGCTATCTTCGTCAATAGTATTAATTCCGTCATTTTGGAACCATACACATACACCATAAGACAACAATTCCCTGGTGTACTGAATACTATCAAGAGTGTTTCTGGCAAATCTTGATATCTCTTTCGTGATTATCATGTCGATTTTACCTAGCTTAGCATCTCGAAGCATCCGTTGAAACTCTTCTCGCTTTTCCGTATGGATTCCTGAAATACCATCGTCAATGTAGGCTCCGGCCAAAAACCATTGATGATTATTACGAATCAATTCTTCAAAATGTTCTTCCTGGTGTTTGATTGAAACCTGCTGTTCTATTTTTTCAGTAGAAACCCTGGCATAATAAGCCACATTCATTTTTAGATCGTAAATTGAGCAATTCCTTAATTGTTCCCTAGCGTAATAAATATTCATTTTATTTCCCCCTATTGATAAGGGAGTGGAATCATGTTAAGTATACCACCTCAGCACAACTCCACTCAACATTATTATTCTACTTTTTTACATTTATTTCCGCTTTAATTTTATCTCTGGTTTTCTCATCAACAAGTCCAAGTCGGTACAATCTTTCGTTGATGACATATAACACAACTTTCTCCATGTGATTCTCCTTTGATATTTGGGTCTAATTTGCGTTCTTTTAATGCTTCCCTAACAGTTGTCCACTTAACCGATTAAAATTGATTCTGGAAGTTTTTGCGCAATCAATTACTTTAATTCACAGCAAATCAAAAATATTCATTTGCCCTCTCAACTGTTCTTCATCCTCTGTTTCAAAAAACCTACACGCTGTATAGGTTCCCTTCCACAGTATTTCTCCTGGATATTTCAAGCAGGTGGCTTTCTTTCCTTGCAAAAACGATCTGCATTCTAAACATCTGTGAGTATAATCAGTACCGCCTGACCGTTTATACATTTCTGCAATCTTCATCATATTGCAATCTTCTTCCTCCGCTTTCTTTTATCTTTCTTCTTCGGGATGAATACGCCTTTTTCAACGCAATCCCTTGGTTCACATGGTCGTCTATGCCCTTTTGGGTTACGCACTTCATCCAAAATGTAATCACACGTAGCATTTAGTAAATCTGTAGTTCCATTTCTCGAAAAGTACGCACATTTACAACATTGTTTTCGCTTTAATGCAGCAACTTCTGCCTGTCTTAATTCTGCCCATGCCTTGCGTTCGCGCATACGCATGATTCCTCGCAATTCTTCTTTCCACAATCTGCATCCTCATGCAGAAAGTGTTTTATCTCTTCTTTTGTGGCCGGACGGCCAATTTCACCGATTATCTCAATCATTTACTATTCCCCCCTCAATCATATTTGAGTTTTGATTTTCAATTCCTTTTCTTGCCCGGTCTATGATTTTCAATATATCCGGGCTAAGTTTCTGCCGTTCACGCTCTCTTTGTACTTCTGCCCGGTATGCTCTCTGGAAATTCGACTGCGTAACACTCATCCAAGAACCATCTATATTTTCGGATGTTGCCCATTCTCTTAACTGGCCGGGACTTGATACAGTCTTCTGTAGTATCCGTGGTAACTTTGCAAATTCCTCTTCTGCGTGATAACTAGAGTTTCGGATTGCCACTGATACCAAGTGCCATGCCTCCGTTTCGTTCAGCTCGTTGTTTTGGGGCATTAAACTTTGAGCACATCTTCTGAGTGCAGCTATAGTCGGTTCTCTCTCTTCCGTCTGCATGTACTTTTTCAGACCAAAGCTAAGTAATTTATAGTCTAAGTCTTTCAAAAGCCCATACCAGGTATCAAAGGCATCTTGATCCGGCAAAAACGCCGGAGAAGTGTATACGGCTTTCATCGCTTTTACTAATATTCCCCATTCTTCCCTTGTCATACCCAGCTATCCACCTCACTTATCCTGTTCTGGATTTTCTCCATGTAGCTTTGTGGCTTATTTCCAGATTTATCCAGATAATTGCCTTCAAATACTTTTGCAAAGTTACCAGGTTTTAAAAACCAGTCAAATGTAATCATCCAACCATCCTTATTCTGCCCTTGCAGAAAACTACTGTGCCGGATATTTTCAATGGCTTCTAAGATATCTTCCATCTGGTTCTGACGGATTCTGGCTTTCGCTGCCTGCTCACGTTTTGATGTCATTCTCTTTACAGGTGCAATTCCAAATTCTTCCAGTTTGTTCCATTCGGTGATTATTTGTTGGATGTCATTTTGACAAATAGTATCTTTAGATACTATTAAATCATTTACTTTTTTTTCTTTCTCTATATCTAATTCTTTTTCTAAATCTAATTCTAAATCTTTATCTTTATTCTTATTCTGTTCCGTTACAGTAATGTTACTGTAACGTTTCTGTAACGTTACATCATCTTTCTTGCAAAGCAATGCGGCCTTATTTTTTTGACGTTCACGATATTCCGCAACCCTTTTTCTGTTTTGATCTCGTATTTTCTCTAATTCGTCTGCACTTTGATGTTCTTCCCAGACGGGAATAGAAAGTAATTCAGAATCTCTGGTAATCATCCCGAACTTTTCCAGAACTGTTAGTGCTAATTGAATAATGCTTTCCTCAAAATCCAATTCATCTGCAAGCATTTTTGTTGTGTATGGAATATTTTCGGTGAGAAAAATAATTCCATTTGAATTACATCTACCGGCCATTGTCAAAAGCATTACCCAAATAAGAACAATATTGTTTCCTTCTGGCATTTTCCTTATTTGCTTAATTTTTCGATTGCTAAACATTTCAATCTCAATTTTAATCCAGCTTACTTTAGCCATTAATGTAATTGCCTCCTCCATGTGCTATTTTGTGGCATCTTTTGCACAAGCAAACTCCGTTTTCTGTATCATAAACAAGATTTTTATCGTCATAACAGTCTCTGAACCTCACTTTATGATGTACAATGTTGGAATTTGATTTTCCACACATTTGACAGATATAATTGTCTCTTTTAAGTACATCTTTTCTCCATTTTTTGTATTCTTTAGTGTGCCTTTGTTTGTATTTTTCACCATACCCTGTTGTTTCTCTGAATAGAGGTAATTTATACACATTTTCAGATTTTTCTTCCAAATATCCATTATGTATTAGTTCATGTATAGTTTCTTCTTTTACATCTATTATTCTAATTATGCGTTTCCAACTTCTTAAATATCCATCATCATCTGAGCGTAGACACAAATGGAAATATGTACATTGCGCCTCAACTGACATATTTAAAAATTGATCGCTATCAACAATTTTCATTGTAAACATTCTTTTTTGTGCCAATATTTTAATCCAATCTCCCGTCTTGGGTGTTTTCAGAAGTGTTTATCTTAATTTAACTTCAATTCCATTGATTTTCAGCTCTCCATTTACCGGAATCACAAGAGATGGAACGCCGTTTATTTCTTTCAATTCAATCAGAGCGATTTTATCTGGCTGAATGCAGATTGTTGCATCTGTTGTTACAATTTTTGCAGTTTTTGAATTATGAATATTGTCAAGAGCAACAGGCTCATTGCTGAAATACATTTCCCACTTTTCTTTGAAATCCGACAACTTCTCGTCTGGAACTCCGCAATATCCAAAAATCTGTTCCATTTCATCACATGACACGGTTACCATCTCCGGGATGTCTTTCTTCTGTTCTCTTAT